CCGGATAATATTCCAGGTATGTCTGTATTTAATCCCTTTCTCCGGATTATTCCCACAAATGGCGATGATACACCAGAGATTCAGTGCATCACACAAAATTTTCACTGACTTGGCAATACCCTCTCGGATTGTCAACAAACAGATAAAATTCTTTCCCTGTGAGTATAGCCCCTCCTATCAGATCAAACTCTAATAGAAAAGAATCTTTATTTACTGTGACTTTTGTAAGGTGCTGGTTAAGGAACTCCACCCGGCTCTCTTTGAAAGACTGAGTCTGTAGATATTCCTCCATCTCCTTATCTATATTTTGTATCACTTCCTCAATACTTTGTAAATCCTCATTTACTTCTAAAGTGAGGAGTTTATCTTTCAGATCCTCAAGAGTTTTCTCCAGCTCCTTATATCTCTTTGAGTAATCTTCTTTACTTATGATACCATCCATATAAGCATCTGTGAGCTTTTCTTTTCTTGCTGTCTGCTTTCTGATTTCTTCTTTGATTGTATCATCCCCTTGTGAGGCTCTGAGGCGTTCTCTGAGGCTTTCTAACCAATTCAATAGAGATTTCCTTACCTCCGCTGTATTAACCTCTACAATCTGCTCAGAGAGGGATTGTAGGATACTGTAAAGAGCATTTTCTGAGAATGATCTGTTATCACACCCTTTACCCGGAATCTTACCATACTTAGAGTAGCTTGAGCACTTAAATTTAACATAGTCGTTCTCTGGAGATCTCCAGTATTTAGCCCCACATTTAGCACAGTAGATTTTACCACTAAAGATACTCTTACCACAATTCCTACCACGTTTCTCATTTTTCACACATTGGATCTTGCTACTTTTAATTTCCTGTACTCTGTCCCAGAGCTCAGGCTCCACAATAGCCGGGACAGCTCCGGGAATATGTACCCACTCATTTTTAGGATTTAGTACAGTCTTTTTTGTGTCAAAATCATAATGTCTCTGGTTAATGACGTACACCCCTTTATACTTCTCACTTGATAACATTCTTGAGATAGTAGTAGGATCAATCTCATTCCCTGATCTGTTTCTGTACCCCATGTCATAAAGAGTATTAGAGATAGCTCTCAAGCCCTCCCCTGAGGCGTACATATTAAAGATCATCCTTACAACCTCAGCCTCTTTCTCATTGATTACCAGCTCACCATTGACTTTATCATATCCTAAGGATCTTGAGTTATTTACTATAGAGATTTTCTCCCCGTTCTTAGCCGCCTCTATTCTTCTCTTATAGCTGTTGTTGATCTTCTTACTGAGCTCCCTACTGTACTCCTCAGCTAAGATAGCCTTGATCCCGGAGATAAGAGCATTATCCGGGGAGTAGAAAGTATCCTCAATGTACATATACAACTTTTTCTCGTGAGTAGTAAGGCGGTCTATCCAGATGTACCAGTCTAAAGTATTTCTCTGGAGTCTGTCCTGTGACTTGATAACTACAATATCAAACTTATCACTTTCCAGATCTTCAAATAATCTCTTGTACTCATCTCTCCTCTTTATTTGAGTACCACTCTTTCCCTCATCAACATACTGATCTACTAATTTCCACCCTTTCCGTAAAATAGCATCTTTACACTCAGCTACCTGTTTCTCCAGAGCGTTGAGCTGTCTCTCCTCCTCTGTAGATACCCTTGCATAAAATACCGCTCTTGTTTTCTCCTGTACCATCCTGTTTTCCTCCTGTTTATAGAACTTGTACAGGTTTGTCATAATATCTCATACTTATTATACATCTTTTTGATACTATGTAAACCCATATTACTTATTATTTGAGTAATAACCAGAAATCTCCTGAAATTTAGACAAAAAAAAATAGGGCTACCAGCCCTTACACTGATAGCCCTCTCAAAATAACCCTTTTGGATTATAAGAGTGTCAAATCTGAATTGTTTACCCAGCTCACAATACCGCCAAGTAAACACTTACCGGATCCTACCTGAATAACCTTGTATTCTGATCCCTTTACAAAACTTGCGATCTTCTGACCTGTAGCATAGTGAGTAGCGGATTTATTCACCCTCACTCTACAACCTACACAAAAGCCCTTTGTACCCGGTAACTTAAGAACCTGTCCCACATAAATGAGATTTTTATTCTTGATGTTATTCAGGTCAACTAATACCTGTACTGTAGTCCCAACCTTGTTAGCAATCTTTGTAAGATTGTCTCCAGATTTTACAGTGTAAGTTTTAGCTGTTGTAGTAGCCCCTGTAGGCTTCGTATTTGCCCCTGTATCCGTCTTTTCCGGCTTAGGTGTAGAACTGGTAGCCTTTGCGTATTTAGGTCTTGCAAATCCACGAATATAGCCCCATCCGATAGCTACAGTCCTGTGACCTACAATACCGCCGCTCATGTTACCCTCAGTAGTCTCAAAATTCTTAGCGGCTACAGATCTTACAATACCGATATGATCTGAGTATCCATCATTAGGCTGAGTAGCATCATCCCAGTTAAATACTACGATATCACCAGCCTCCGGGGTAATGGTTCCATCTTCAATCCAGATCCCGGCTTTCTTAAAGAGTTTAACGTGCTCCTCAACTCCACACTCAGTACCTCCGATAAGATCCACAGCCCCGGCTTTAATAAATGCCGCTGATACTGTGGTATCACAATAGCTATCATTGTAGCCTACTGCATAGCCACGGGCTAAAGGCTTGTGACTGTTGTACAGATCAATGATAGGCTTGTGAGTGCCTTTTGCTCTGCTAAGCCCTACCCAACTGTCCATAATATCAATAATCTGTTGTGCTGTTACTCCCATTTTGGTTTCCTCCTTTACATTGCTATTCACCTTACTTTTTAAGGTGGTATATACAAATTTCTGACGGGACTTATAAGTCCCTACCTGATTACCTGTATCAGTACAGCAAGCGGAATAAATATGATCCAGTGTATAAGGCTTTTCAGTCTTACCCAGTACCCTCTTAACTGCACTTAAGCCTCCCTGATGTCTAAAGTTAGCACACATCATAAGAGCCGCCTGATCTGTTACTCCCAGCTTCTCAGCCTCAGCAACATATTTTTCCATCTGTTCTCTAACAAGGCTGTCCTGTACCTCTTTCCCGGCGGCTGAGGAGATGATCTTAACAATAGTCTTAGCCTTTGCTGAGCTCTTCTTTAACTGGTACTTACTCCAATCTGCACTCTTAAGATCTGCCGCAATCTCACCCTTAGAGTCCAGCTTTTTGAAAGTATCAGGATCTTTCTCTTTAATTTTCTGGAGGAGTGTCTTAGCCTCCCCAGCAAACCACTGTCCGGCTCCAATGGTAATAGCTGTCTCACTTGAGGAGTTTGTGTAGGCTTCTGTGAAATCATTATATCTACAATTTCCGTAAACCTGTCCTCCTGTCTCAACCGCATAAATGATTTTTACTAAAATCTCTAAATTTGTTTTACTTAACATCTGCCCTCACTCCTTTCAGGCAAAAATAAAGAGAGCACCTGTGAAGTGCTCCCCTCATAATAATTACTGTGGATCTGTATAACTCTTTGCTCTTTCACTGTCTCCTAAGCCCTTTGTAGTCGGATCGTTTAATGTATTCCAAACTGATACCGCTACTAAGGAAAGGACATAAGGATTAGAAATAGCTCCTACAATGAGCTCTCCAACCTTACTCCATGTAGTAAGATCCTGAGCTGTTAATCCGGCATATGCAAGAATCGGAGTCAGGATACTAAGTACAATCTGCACCCAGAAAACAGGATTTTTTACTCTTACTTTCAGGTTCATAAAATACCTCCAAAAATCTTATTTACAGTGAGTAATAATCTGAGGAGTATCACTGTAATTATCCTCAGATAGATAAAGTGGATCACCTCCTACTTTAGCCCCACCTGTACGGCTAAAGAACCCAGTACAATAGTTACTAACCCGGCTACAAGTAACCACTTGAATTTCTCCCACTTGTCACTGTCTTTACCCTCCAGCTTATTAAGTCTTTCGATTGTATCATTAAGATCCTCTCTCATGTACTTAACCTCTGTGGCAAGCTCTTTGATAGCACCTATGAGATTGTTATTCTCTTTAATCTCCTGATCGTGCTCATCAAGTCTTTTGGTATTGCTTTTTGCTCTTTGCTCAACTTCTGTAAGTCTGTGCTCAAAGTCAATATCTCTATCCTCCACTCACTGAGATCCTCCTTTCTGCCAGAAATAAAAATGAGGGTAACAAAACTGTTACCCTCAACCTTTCAGGCTTACTTTACTCTGCCAGCTCCGGGACTTCCAGATCAATCAGGATCTCTTTTACTTTGTCCTTGAGGACTGCCGGAACCTCTGCAAAGGTTTTCTTACCCTTGATGATAAGGGTTGCATAAATTACAGCCATGACCGCTACCTCCTTTCGTAAGATTGTTTTAAGAATGAGACTGAACAACATCAAGCCTCACCGCCTAAAATCTCCTCAACCTGTTTCCTGAGTCTCTCAGGAACATCCTCCAGAGTCTTTAAACCCTTTCGGATCAGATCAGCATAAATCTTAGCCATCTCTCACACCTCCTTAAGAAATAATCTGCTCATAGACCTCAGCAAGAGCAAGCTGGAGATCTGTAGCCTGTTGATCCAGAGAGTCATTTTTCTCAGCCATGAGCTTAATATACTCATCTTTCTCATAGACTTCCTCTGTCTCAATCTTCCACCCGGTAAATCCCGGCTCATCTTCTGTACCGGGTTCCTTAACACGGGTAATACCAGATCTGACAATTACAGTCTCCTCAGTGATCTCCAGAGCCTCAACCTTATCCGCACTGGACATAACATCTGTAAACTTCTGCATGATCTTTTACCTCCCTTTCATAATAATCTTGCATATATTCTATAAGAGGCTCTATGTACTTTTTCGATAACCTATAGCTATCACAATTTCCAAGCCAGCCTTTATAGCTATTGAACGAACACCACTCACTGTAAGTAGGTGGTATGTTATTTTCCATTTTCTTTCTACAAGCTCTCATTTTCCGCTTAAAATTGATAGCGGTACTCTTCCTGAGTAATGTATATTCTCCAAAGAACCTGTAACCTACAAAGTCAACACCTCTCACTTTTGTAGGGAATATCTGATAATTGCCTTTAATACTTAGGTGTAAATAATCTCTTGTGTAAGCCGTTACTCTCTTATGAATTTCGTGTAACTCCTCTTTTGTTGAGGCAAAAATAACCACATCATCCATATACCTGTAATAGTGCTTAACGTGTAAAACTTCCTTAACCCAGTGATCGAAAGAACTAAGATAAAAATTGCCGCTGTATTGGCTCATATAGTTCCCTATCGGGATCCCTATGTTAGGATCAACCTCTACCTCCCCAGATAGAGATAACTCAATTAAATCATCCGCTGTAGCTGTGTTGATACTATCCGCTATTTCATCCAGTACCCACAAAAGCTCAGGATCTTTAAATACTTTCCGGTATTTCTGTTTGAGGACTTCGTGATTTATTGACTGGTAAAAGTGGTGGAGATCAATCTTATAACAGTACCTTGTATTTTCTTCATCAGTGAGGAGTATTGATGGAACCCACACGGATTTCTTTTTACCGTCTACAATCTTTGTTTTGTAGTGTCCTCTCAGATCATCTACTATAGGTTGTATTCCCTTTCCGGGAATTGCACTGTAAGTATCTGCTGTCATATTTGCCAGTAAAAACGGCTCTATAACTTGTAAGATAGCCCACTGAGCTATCCTGTCAGGGAAGAATGGTAACTTATAAACATCTCTCTTTTTCTTGCCCTCATTCAAGATAAACACCTCATACTCTGAGGTTTTAAATAAATGATTTCTGAGCATATACTGTAGTCCGGCTAAATAGTAAAACGGTCTTTTCTCAATCTGCTTTACTTCTTTATACCAGCCCTTTCCTGACTTAGCATTTTGGTAAGCCCTGTACAGGTTATCCATGCTACAAATAGAGTCAAAGAGATCTTTTGTACCTGTCATTTTATTTATCCACCCTGTATTTTATTGTATGTACCAAAGGGGAACCGACCTTTATTGGTACTCCTAAACGGCATTTCAAGGATCTTCGTTAATCCCCTTATCAGCACCCCTTTACATACTTTTTACCCAGTCCGGGAGGCTCCCGTCTGTTTTATGTTTTGCCAAGAGGCAAGGTCACTAATTCTCAGTATTTTCAAATTTTTCTTGATTTTCACAAGGGTACATAATGCAACTGACCGCTGATATTACGATTACGATTACCTGAGGTATTATTCACATTCAGATAGAAAGGTGAGCAATTACTGCCATTATTCCATTTACCGCCAAGTTGAGTAACTATAAAGCCAACTCTATTAGTGACCTATGAAAACAGGGAGCCTTTCAGCTCCCTATTATTCAATCAATATTAAATTTTATCCCTCAGCCTTAAGCCGCCATAACCTTATAAAGGTATTTAGGCTTATCTGCCTGAGGTACATACAGCAACCGACCGCCGAAAGAACGACCACGATTACCCGAGGTACTATGCACACCCAGACAGAAAGGCGAGCAACTACCGCCACTATCCCACTTACCGCCAAGTAGAGCAACCATAAAGCCATTGTAAGAGTGATTCTCCCAGTGATAAGCTCCTACAAAGTTACTGGAGCCTTTGCACTCAGTAGGGAGGAAAAGATAAGGGTGAGTCTCATCATATCCAAACTTACTTACATAGCCGCCAGCTTTTGCCATTGTAAAGCCTGTGTTCTGATAGTTCTCTTTTGTATCATCTGCCATAGTCAGGTTATCAGGATTAACATACGCGTTCTGGATATCCTTACACTCAATGTTAATACCGTCCAGCCATGTCCAGATATTTCCCCAGAGGTTTTCCTCTCCTCTGTAAGATACTGAGCATTTACCGTTAGTACCTGTAGGATCAATACCAGACTTGTTACCAAGAGCACTTGTACCGCCTGTATTGATAGCCATGTTAGAGGCTCCATCCTCTGTGTTATCACAATTTCCTCTACCTACCTTAGCCTGAGCGTCAAGGTGAGCATACTCAACCATCATAAGGATCTGAGTAACTGAGAGAGCAAAGATATTGTGAAGTCTCCAGCCTTTACCTCTGGCGGTATTGTCTGCCTCAACCCCAGCGTTACGGTTATCAGCAAGAGCTCTTGTGTTCTTTCTGGTAAGGTTCTGAGATTTACCAGAGCAAGGCTTAGCCCCGGCAATACTACAGAGCTTATCTCCTGTAGTAGCTATAAAGTCTGCTACCTGAGCATCATCCAGAATGTAAGCATCCTCAGAGGTATCATACAGAGATCCCTCAAAAGCTGAGAGGTAAATAAAATCCTGTTCCTGTCCATTAGCCGCCTTAAATTCATCAATAACGACAAATCCCGGCTTAGCTACAGGAGATACATAGTAACGGGCTTTATCAAACTGATAACCTCTACCATAAGTGGCTTTACTCATTGAGAGAGGTACAACCTTAACCCAGAACTTAGGCTGTTTTACCATAACCTGTACCAGAGTACCTACCGGGAAGTTTTTAGTTACCGCTGGAGTAGATTCTTCATTAGCCGGAGTAATCTCTACATTTACAGCCTGTACCAGCTTTCCGGTTTCTGTGTACTGAGGATCTCCATAAGATCCCAGCTCATAACCATCATCAGAAAGGATAACTCTCTTTCTACCTCCCCACGGGGTAAGGCTATCAAAAAACTCTCCCTCTGAATGTCCTACAGCTCCAGCTAAACGGGTACATTTCTTATTTACAAAGTCTACCTCAACTCCATAAATATCCTCATCCATGTAACCTGTATAGCCTTTCAGATCATCAATCTGATTCTGTAAATCAATGACCTGAGATACAGTAGCCGCCGCCGCTGGATCTACGGTAACTGTTACGTTTGCCGCATTTCCTACAGTAGTTACCATGTTCATAATCAGGGATGATACACCAACCCCATTATAAGGCGGCATATAGTCCGGGGTGGATACTGACTCATCTACAATACATACACTGTAGAGGATATCTCCCTCAGCCGGATCTACTGCATAAAGCCCTACAGTTCTAACATAATAGCCAGTCTTAAGAGCTGTGTTAGAAAACTGAGTGCTTACCTGTACAGTAGCATCATTTTTCTTTGTGATACTTGCAATTAAAGCCTCCTGTTTAATCCCTGTCAGAGATGTAAGTCCGGCTAACTGTTCCTGTTTGTAAGTAGTATCAGTGGTACAAATCTTACTGAAATTCAGCTTTGTACTGCCTGACATAATCTTACCCATCAGAGCAACTCCCTTTTTGGTAATGACCGCTGATTTATACTGTGCCATTGTTTCATTTCCTCCTTTAATTTACTGTGATTACTTGTGGGGTACTTACTGCAATTCCTACAGTTTTCTCCTCATTTAACTCATTGACTGAGTTAATATCATTCGTTATTGTTTCACTTGCCGCCTGTGCTGATCCAACTCCCGGATAGAGAGTAAGCTCAGAGCTATAAGACTCAGATATATCATTTGTGATAATACCCTCTGAGGCGGTAAGGAATGGGTGAGCAACATAGAGCTCCTGTGTAAGGGGATACTCCCCTTTAATGTCATTGGTTACGGTATAGCTCATAGCTGTTACCCCACCAACTCCATAATAGATCCCGGCGGATCCCTCCCCCCTGAGGACGTTCTTGAGATCAAGTACCAAGTTAGCCGGGAGAAAGTAGTCAAGCATCCGTGTAATTTCATCAAAGATACCATAGCCTCCTACATTCGTGATAATGCGGATCAGGAAGTTTCTGTAATCTGAATCAATCTCATAGTTACCAGCCCCACATAAGCTCTCCAACCTGTTTCTAAGCTCTCCCTCTGTGTATGGTTCCTTGTCATTCCAGTACACATAAAGACGGGCTTTTCTTTGCTCCAGAGTGTCCTCAGAGTCCGGGTAGATCCCGGCTACTTTTTCCAGCCGCTTAACTCCGTACTCATCCGCTGTCTCGATAAACAGATTTTTTAAGGCTCTATCAGTTTCCCCATAGAGCCTTAAAAATTCAATGTCCTCAGTTTTTGCAATTTCCTTAAACTCAGCTACTCTCCTGAGCTCTTTGATCCAATACTTGATAATCTGAACATTATCACGCATTTTTTACCACCCCCGTTTCTGAGGGTACGGGGATCTCATCAGAAGCAAGAGTTAAGTTATCCGCTACCCCGTTTATCTTTGTATCAGAAATATCTACAATACCCTCAATTTTTAAGAGCCTTGCCTCAACCTGAGTAATTCTGACACTTAAAAAAGACTGGTTAGCCCAGTCCTTTCTCATTTCTAAAAGATAGTCCTCAATGGCGGCTTTGATATCCTCACCCAGCCTACTCCATGAGTAACCCTCTTTGTAAACGATATTCACGGTAACAGTAATAGGAACCTCCTTAACGGTCACTACTGTAACAGTGTGACCTATTGGAGCTATGCCGGATCCGTTACCTCTGTCAGATAAAGGATCCATAGCCTCTTGCACCTCATTTACTAAGGTACTGGAGGCTTTGTTAAATTCACTGTTAATAATAATCAGCTTAACAGTTCCTCCTCCGTCCCATGCCGGGATAACCTTTGTAGCTCCTACACCGTTTAACTTGTTTGTCTTTTCTTTGTAGTCCTTTTTATTCCCTCCAAAAGGTGCTGTCTCAAAACTGGAGAAATACCGGGCTCTTAATACCTCAGTGTCCTCCTCATCCTCAGCCGGGATAAGAACCTCTGTAAGTCTTGCAACTTCCAGATTAGTAATATACTCAATGGCGGTAAGATCTCCAAAGTGTTTATTACCATCTGTACCTACAGTCTCACACTCCATCTGATACAAGTAAGTACCTGAGCCTCCATCCTCTGTAGGATTTCCACGCCCTATATATTTCTTTGAAATATAGTTGAGCTCATCCAGAGAGAAACGCTGACCTACTCCAATGTCAACATTAAACTCTCCCTGTAAGACCGCCGCTGTAGCCGGGTAAGGAGTGATACTACGCTCTTTACATCTGAGTATCAGGTTATCCCTGTCACAAGTATCAGCATATCCCTCTCTTATGAGTCCATCCAGCTCTGTATAGTGGATAGCAAACTCTAAGCCAGCCGGAGCAACAGCGGTATATAAAACAGATCCCTCTGTCTTATCAATATCATCCCTTGTATTTTCTAAGAGTCTATCTAAGATAACCTCGTAGGTCTGATCCTCATACATCTATTTCCACCTCCCCTAAGTCTGTGAGTAATGTAAATGTAATGTGGAGCTTATCTTTCTCCACGGTTACTGTTAAATCCTGTATTCCAGTGATGTAAGGGTGTTGAGTAACACACTCAGTTATCATCCTCTCAACCTCACTCTCAAGGTATTCCTGAGTGTATGAATAACCTAAGAGATCTGTGTACTCCTCACCATAATCCCACGAAAATATTAACCACTCATACCGCTTAGTTCTAAGTGCAAGCTGTACCCACATCTCTATAGCATCCAGCCCCTCAACAATATTCCCGGTCATTTTCATAGTGGTAAAGTCTATCTCAAAATCTCTTATTGTGTACTCTTCCTCCTCAGTGCTGATCTCCTCACCGAACTCCTCAGCATCATCAAAAGGAAATAAGCCTCCTGTATCACTCATGGTTTCACCACCCTTTCAAGGATCACATAGGTAGTGTTATCATTACATTTCATAACTGCTACCAGATCTCCCTTTTTAAGCCCGGAGGATCTCACCGCCGGGTTAGTCTTTGTAGTGGTTTCACTTCCAAAGTTGACACTTGAGACATAAGGAGTTTTCAAAGGAAATTGATACCCAGCCATGAGGTGAGCCGCTATATAAACATCATCTCCATCCAGTACCAGCCCATCAATTTCCACTGAGGTAGCACTCCTCATAGTTCCGATATAGAGAGTTTCCGGGTTATCCTTTGAGCCCTCCTGTCTCATAATCTCCATGAGATTAGCACAAGTCTGATCTGCTTTAGCCATGTATCACACCTCCTTTGTATCCATTGCTTTTTTAAACTCAAGGGTAAGCGTCATAGTATGAACACCTTTTTCCCATACATGGGTATCTCCTGTAATCCAGAATAAGCCCTTTAAGCCTGTAGCCTTGTCCACAACTGCAATCCCGTTACCAGTGATAGCCCCCATCATCTTGTTACCCAAAGCCTTGATAGTGGCGGTCTTATCAATACCGTGTAACTTTGCCTTTGCTGTTGTAGTGGCATTTTTATTTTTCTCTTTTGTGTAGGTTTCCTGAAAAATACCATATTTCTGATTTCCAGTATTTTGTACTACACCAATCTGTTTACCGTCACCGTCATAGATCCGAACTTTATTAACCATATTCTCAATGGTTTCCTTGAAAGCTGACTCTGTAATGTTTGTATCCTCATCCAGCTCATAGGTACAGATTGTAGCTCCATACTCAACTACATTCAGTTTTCCCTTACTTGCCCTAACCATATAGAGCTTTTTGTTGACCTGATGAGCCTGAGTATAAGCACTCATAATAATGTCATAGATTGTTTTATCCTTGACTATGAGTTTTTGACTATGCCCCGTCTTTGCTAAGGATCCTGTAGGGATCTTAAGATCATCACACACAATCTTTGTGATCTTCTCAGCCGTTTTACCTTTAAAGTTATAGGTGGCTTTGCTCTTCTTTGTGTAGTAGCAAAGATCATAAGCTGTATAAGTGATGTTCCCGGTCTTACTGCTTCTTTCACGCTCAACAATAAACCCTCTAAAGTATTCAGTCTTTAAATCATCTGAATACAGATAGAGGGTTTCTGCCAGCTTTAAATTAAGCTGTTTGATATTCGGATCATAAGGGGCATTTACTACAGTGATCTCCAGTTTTCGGGTTACTTGCGACTTAGAGCCGCCCCACTCAATAGAGATCACATAATCTGTAATATCATTCGTCAACTTGTGAAGAATTTTCATATATGACCTCCTTTTATGGGATTGTCAACTTCTGACCGGGATAGATCAAATTAGGATTTTTAATCTTGCCCCGGTTAGCGTTGTAAATCTTTGTGTATTGAGCACCATTACCATAAAACCTCTTAGCAATATTCCAAAGGCAATCCCCACTTTTAACAGTGTAGGTCTTTGTCTTTTTCTTATTGGAGGTTCTTTTAGGTGCGCTCTTTTTGGTAGTTTTCTTTTTCTCTTTGAGCTTTGTCTTTTTGATTTCTACCGCCCTGTATTCTTTCAGGGTAAGATCATAATAAACATCCCCTGTCCCATCCTGTTCCCCGTATTTCAGAGTTTCAATAGTGACAGGGAAGTTTATCTTAGTCCCGGTAATAATCAACTGTACAGGCTTTCCAGAGCTTTTCCATGTCCTCAGCTTATGAATATAAGTATAAGGAGCCTGTCTACCAGAATTATTAGCATAGTTCCTGTTACGCTTAGGAAAATGGGAGGATATTGTACCCTCCCTTAAACTTCTCTTTCCTAAGAGATTTACCTCACCAATACTATTAACATTTACTGAGGTGTTATTATGCTTCTCTGTAAAGGTGAAAGACTCAGGATTTACAGGTAGCATAAATTTGTCAGAGTTTGACTTTTTTAACCAAAACTCCATGATCCTCCTCCTTTACTAAGCCATTGTCTCCTGAACCTTGCGAAGCTTTCTTACCATCTCTTCCATGATCTCATCAACATCCGCTGTCTCATTGAAAGTAACATTCTCAAACTTGATCTCAAGAGGTCTGTTATCTCTTGCCTGTTTGGTTTCCTGTTTGGTAAGAAGTTTCTCTCCCTCATGTGCCAGAATTGGAGTACCGTCCTCACGGATCTCTCCTGTACCCATTGCTCTACTAACCATTCTCACTCCCCTTGTGGATCGTTCATACTGGTTAGCTTCGTTCTTAGTCAGGAGCTTTTCTCCCTCATGTGCCATGATAGGATAGTTGTCATAAGGTACACGGTCTACACCCATTGCTCTACTTGCTCCACCAGCACCCTTAGGCATACTTGCCGCCGCACTTGCCGCACGACTTACCGCCGACTGGATACTTGCCGCCGCACTGTTTACAGCCGCCGCCGCTGAGCTTGCCGAACTTGATATACTTCCCATTGCTGAGGAGAATGATCCAGCAAGTGAGGACAATGTACCAATGATAGAACTGCTGTAAGAGGAGATACCACTCTGAGCACTTGCAAAAGCACTCAATGTAGAACTCCAGCCGGATACTGTAGTTGATACAATGCTATTCATACCTGAGGACATTCCAGAGCTAAGAGTTGTAAGAGCTGTCTGGATAGCTGTCATAGCTGTAGTGAGAGCTGTCTGAGCTGTGGTGAAAGTCTGTGTAATTCCCGTCCACCCTGTTGTCAAACTTGTGTTAAGGGTAGTAATGCCAGTAGTCAAGGTAGTAAATACCTGATTAACTCCTGTCCACCCTGTAGTTACTGTTGTAGAGATCTGAGTAAACGCTGTTGTAAACGCCGTACTCAACTCTGTGAGAGCTGTAGTTACTGTACTGTTAGTAGTACCGATACCCTCAGCTCCAGTGTTATAGGCTTCTGAGATAGAAGTCCATGCACTCTGTACTTGAGGAGCAACCTCATTCATCTGATCGAAAGCTGTTTGATAAGAGGTTACATTTGCCTCAGCCGTAGGAGCTGAGTTACCAACCTCCTCAGATCCTCCAGAGAAGAAATCACAAATATTACCCCAAGCGTCACCGATAAAGGAGCCCACACTCTCAAGAGCACTTGTCACCGTCTGACCGATTCCATCCAGTACAGAACCGACACCCTCAAGAGCTCCAGAAAGTAACTCTTTTCCGGTATCGAAAGCCCCAGAAATCGTTGTCCACGCTCCCTCTACAATCGGGGCTACAGCATCTAAAGCACCAGAGAACACCTCACCGATTCCACCAAGTACAGTACCTATACCGGATACCGCCGTAGATATTGCTGAGCTTGCTGTATCGAAAGCACCAGTAATAGCACTCCAAGCTCCCTCAGCTATACTCTGAGCACCCTCAAGATTACCAGAAAATAAATCAGCAATTCCAGAGATCACACCCGATATAGCACTAACCACCCCAGAGATTACGCTACTTGCTGTCTCAAAGGCTGATTGTATAGCCCCCCAAACAGTAGAGACAACCCCGGAAATGGCTGAGAAAACTCCAGAGAAAACGCCGGACAATGTGGAAATTACAGAGCTTACCGTACTTGATGAGGAGGATACCCCCTCAGATCCGCTTGAGAAAAAGCCTGTAATTGCACTCCAAACAGTAGAGACAATAGAGCCGATAGTTGTAAAAATTCCTGAGAAGATGTTATACAGGGTACTAATCACCCCGGAGATCACACCTACCACGCCGCCGATTATTCCACTTGCCACACTAAACGCTGACTGGATCACACTCCACGCCGCTGATACAATCGGGGAAATGGCACTGAAAACAGCCGAGAAAACACTTTGCAATACCGATAAAACAGCACTGATAGCGTCAATCACTGTCGAGATTACCGCCCCGGCTACCTGAAACGCCGCACTGATTACACTCCACACTGTAGGAAGATATGGTGCTAAAAACTCAAATACTGCCTGTACACCACTCCAAAGAGTCTGTAATACAGGTACGATTATACCGACTACCTGACTTATCAGGTTTCCGGCACTTTCAAAGGCTGGTTTTATTCCCTCCCATGCTGACTGGATGTAAGGAGCCATCTGGTCAAAAACTTGAACAAAATAATCCTTTAACCAGCTAATAGCTGAGCCGATAGCTGTTGAGGCTGAGCTCAGGAAAGATCCAGCACTCTCAAACGCTGAGGAGATCATGCTCCAAGCATCTGACACTACAGGAGCAATAGCCCCCATCACACTCTCTACCATGCTCAAAATAGCATCCAGAGCTGGAGAAATCACATTACCAGCCGCCTCAAACGCTGTACCCAAAAATGATACCGCTGTTGAGATTACTGGAACCGCCGCACTAATTACAGTCTCAACAATTCCCATATGGTTAGATACGGTTTGTACTACTTTTTCAATAGCCTTACCGACTTTATTAGCCGCCGCCGATACTGGAGGGGCTAATTTCTGTACAGCACTACTCAGGCTGTTTACCAAGCTCACTACAATAGGTTGAGCCGCTACAAAAATATCTGTAGCTGTCTCAATCAGAGGAGTGATCCCGGTTACTACTGCCGCTGTTGCGTTTGTAATTCCCGGTAATACACTGATAACTGTACCAGCCGCCGCAGATACCGCCGTTTTCAGTGAGCTAAAAGCTGTTTGAACCATCCCCAGACTTGCCGCCGCCAGATTAGCAAATGAGCTAATAATAGGGTTATCCATGTTTAGGGAGGTAGTTGTAGTTGTCTCAGGCTGTGAGCTTGCCGCCTCAGATTGTGAGGTATCAGCCGCCTGAGTATTCGGGACTTGAATTGTCTGACCTGTAAAGATCTTATTAGGATCCGGGATGTTATTGTACTCAGCAAGCTCCTGATAAGTTGTTTTATACTGCTTTGCAATAGCTGAGAGAGTATCTCCACTCTGCACCGTGTACTCTACATACTTAGAAACCTCTGAGGCTACATCTCCTACCCCAGCTCCAGCCTGTTTTACTGTTGAGGCTACATTACTTACTGAGGTTGTTACTTTTTTCATAGAATCCGGTAACAGATCCATTAAGCCACTTGATAAGCTCTTTACTATTGAGGCTCCAGCCGCTTTTACTTTTGGGGCTCCTGTTTCAATCGCTGTAGCAATGGCTGTAGGTAACGCCTCAAAGATGTTACCGATCATAGGGATAGCGTTATCAAATGCAAAGGTAACAGCACTCTCTACAAGCTGTGACATTGATGTTTTTACATCCCCACCAATAGCCATATTACCTAAGAGATTTTGAGCCGCCGCTTTCATGGAGTTAAATGATCCACTGAATGTAGTAGCCGCCTCTTTTGCTGTCGTTCCTGTAATATCAAGATTTTCCTGAATTGCATGGATAGCATTATAAACGTCTGATAAGTTACTTATATCGTAACTCTGCCCTGTGAGCTTCTGAGCGTCTGTAAGAAGTCTTTCCATCTCAGTCTTAGTACCGCCATAACCGAGCTTTAAGTTATCCAACATGGTATAATTCTGCTTAGCAAAACCCTGATAAGCGTTCTGAATATCTTCCATACTGGTTCCCATCTTGTTAGCGTTATCTGACATATCAACTACAGCCATATCAGCAACCTGAGCCGCTTTCTGAGTATCTCCTCCCAGAGAGCTTAACAATGAGGCTGAGAAAGCTGTTACTGTTTCCATGTAGTTATTTGCTGACAGTCCGGCGGTCTGGAAAGCCGCATCAGCATTAGCCTTTACTATCCCGGCACTATCTTTAAACAGTGTCTCTACACCACCTATACTCTGCTCCAGATCTGCTCCCTGACTCAGGGAACCACCTAACAGGGCGGCGGCTCCAGCTCCGGCAACGCCTACAGCAATGGTTACACCTTTTGCAAGAGTGCTAAGCACTCCGCTGATTTTACTCAATACAGAGCTTGCGGCATCCCTGACCTTTACCAGGGGAGCCGCTATTTTACTCCCCAAAGAGGAGAGTTTATTTCCAATGTTTCCAATAATGTTAGAGGCTGTATCCTTAATTTTAATAAAAGGACTTGCCACCATCCGACCTACTGACTTGATCTTATTAGAAACATTGGATACTATCCGAGTTGCTGTATCTTTCACCCGGATTACAGGACTTGCAATAGTCCTACCTACAGTCCTCAGTGTGTTCCTTACTCTTGTAAGCACGTTTGTAGCTGAGTCCCTGATTCTTACAAAGGGAGCCGCTACCTGAGATCTGATATTACTTAAAGTGTTTCTGATCCGGTTAAGTCTATCAGTAGCCTGATCCCTTAACCTGACAAAAGGGGCGGCTACTCTGCTACCAACACTGGAAAGTGTGGTTCTTATGCTTTGTAGCCGCCTACTTGCCTCATCTCTTAATCTAACTACTGGAGCTGTAACAGTATTTCTAATACTTGCCAGCCTCTCCCTCAACGCTGATACACGCTGTTGAGCTCCAGAGTCATTTACATTGACTCTTGCATTTACCGGATCTCTTAACTCATCCAAATTCTCCCTAAGCTGTTCAGTCTCTCTTTGAGCTTCTGAGGTATCAGCTTCTACTGTGGCTGTGGTATCAGTGTTACTTACCTGATCCAAAACCTCTTGCATTTGATCTACCTGTTGCTGAGCCGCTGAGGTGTCAACCTCAACATCAGCACTGTAGTTTCCTCCTGTCATTTGCTCCAGAGAGGATCTGGTAGAGTCTATAGCCTGTTGGAACTGCCTCTGAGCTTGAATGTTTCTTACCAGAGTAGCCGACATTTGATCTTGCAAGGTAAGCCTTGCACCAAACTCTATCACTGTTTATCACCTCCTACACAAAAAGCTGATAAGGACAAACTATCTTGTTATCTCTCATTTCTTTGAGAACCTTGTCCCTCTCTTCGAGCTCCTTTTCATAGAAAGCCTGAATAACAGTTAGTTCACCTTTTGGCATGGAATAAAAAACAGACGGTCTAATACCTTTATGTTTCCAGTAATAAAACATGAGGTTAGCTAAACCGTCTGTCCATATTAGTTTTTTAACTCTTTAACCGCTGTCTCAGAGAATCCGCTCAGCTTTGTGATAGCGTTGTACATATTTGCTACTTCACCGGAAAGAAAGAGCTTTCTGCAAAGTTCTTTAGGAGTCGGAGCCTTGAATCTACTTAACAGATCCTTATTTTTCAGGAGTAAGCCATTGGCTACCCTGTTACCCCCCTCATCCACCTGAATAGCTTTCACGCCCTCAATTACTGTGAGGATCTGGAGAGTATTCATATCAAGGTCAACATCTTTTCCCTTAATGCTGATAGCGTTCTCCTGTACATCCTCATATACATCCGGGGTAAGGGCTTCACAACGAACCACAAAAGGAGCTCCCAGAGCCTCAGATAAACGGGTAATTTCCATATCCTTATACGGCTGTTTGATTGTGCCTAAGTCAGATCCTAAAAGGAGATCCAGCACATTAACCGCCTGTTTTTCTACTGTCTCAGTTACTTCTACGTTTTCATTTTCTACAATCTTTTTAGTTGCCATGATAATAGTCCTCCTATAATCCAAAAATTAAGAGAGGCACGTTTTTAACTATGCCTCTCTGATACACTCTTATATTTCCCTCATTTACTGAGGCTTGATCTGATCCAGATACTCATAACCAGTAAAGGTAAACGGACACTCCGTTTCTCCTGGTTTCTGAGCCTCCCAGTCAAACAGGGTAAGATCATCAAAAGATACTCCGGTAAGAGATACACGCTCAGCACCGAAAGAGTCAGGATCTGCAAGTTTACTGATAACAGTAAATCTTACATCCTTTTTATCTTTAATCATCTGAGCAATCTTAATACCCATTCTGGTATTGACTTTGTAAAGGGTAAGGGAGCCTTTACCAGTAACACCGACAACCTTGTTATCAGTCCACCATGTACCACACTGTTTGATCTCCTCTTTATTAAACTCAATTTTACCCTGAGCCTTGTAGCACTCACCTACATAGGAACCATCCAGCCAAACCTCACCGAAAGTACCGTTACAAATTCGTTTAGTTTCTACTGCCATTGGTATTTACCTCCTTTCTCTTATTCCTTGTTGATTACAATATCTACATCCTCGATAGCATCAAGGATAGATACAGAACCTTTCAGGAACACTCTGGAGCCTGTGTTAGCCTCCTTAACCGCCTGATCGTCCATCTCTGTAGTATCAACTCCAGTAGACTCCAGATAGGCTCTCTGTTTCTCAACATTGATCTCCATAACGGACTTATCTTTTTCGATATATCCCTTATCCTCAAGCTGAGTCAGATAACCCTTGATAGCGGTAATTAACAGGCACTTGTTATCATAGGAGTTAGAGTAGTTACCTACATAGCTCTTATTGATAGTGTCTGTGATATCTGTAGTGATAAGATCCTGAATAGCCAGAATCTTAATCTTTTTCAGATCCTCAGTATCTTCCTGAGTCACTGTGGTAAGGGAGTTTACTCCTCTACCGATTACGATACCTGTACCAGAGTCATAGAGTACAAGCTGTCCGGCATCAATAGCCGCATCCACTGTCTCATCATCCTCAACCTCCGGGATAGCTGTAACTTCATCCAGAGGCTTATAGGTAGCGGAAACATTCAGATCCAGTCCGGCTAACAGTCCAGCAATTCTGGAGCAATACTGAGCCGGGGTGTACTGTGTATCACCTACACTCAGCTTTTCACCGCCTACCAGACAAAAGTTGACAACACCCTTGTCATTTGCTACCACATTCGGTACTACAGCTACAGGATGGATCTTTCCGGCTTTACGTTTGCCCTTAACCCATGTAGACAGGTTTGTAGCAAGCTCTGGTGTAATAGCCGGATCACCACAGATATAATTCATCCTCTTATTTGCAAAATACTTATAAGCCGCTGTATAATCCTCAGCCGCCGCTGGAAGTACAAAAACGTGAACCGCTTTCGGAGCTCCCAGAAAAGCTCTCTCAATGTAGGCTTTATTGTCTGTTGACAGATCAGCCGGAATAGAGTCAACACTCTTAAGAATGTGAGAGCCGTTACTCTTTGCATCCTTAATAATGATACCTACTAAGCCGCCTGTACCTACAGAGATAGTAGCTATTGCTTTCTTTGTAAACTCAATTACAATATCAGGTAATCCCATTATCTTTTCCTCCTTAATTCTTTCTTGTGTTCATTTCCAGATCAATCTCTTGAATCAATTCATACTCTTTCTCCTGTTTTGTATCCTCTGTGAAATCAAGCCCTATCTTTGTATAAAGGCTTTTCTCTGACAGTCGGATTTCTGAGGAGTATGAGGTCAACTTTGCATACCGCTGTTTTTCCCGTGATCCTTTCTCTGAGATCACCGGGATAGCTCCGGGCAATAAAAAAAGAGCCTTAAGCTCTTCTTTCACTTTGTATAACCTCTCAGAGTAAACTTGCTCTGAGGCATTTAGCCTCCCAAAGTAGACTATCTGGTATATAGGAATATCCTTATACACATTTTTGTTTAATAAATTTGTCCCCTCTGTAGCAAGAGTTACTAAAAAAGAGGGACGTTGAAAGCCCTCAGGTACATCCTCAATGTATACCGGGACTCCTCTGTATTTATCAGCTAATAAGCTACAAATACTGTCTAAGAGCCTCAAATCATCCACCTCCCTCAATCTCTCTTCCTATTTGTTGCATAAAGCTCTCCCCTATGGTCTTAAGCCGGGGCTCTGCCTGTCTCATACCATTTTCAAGGAAGTGTTTACCGGGTATATACTTTTCTTTCAGCATGATACCCTTTGTATTTCCGGGCTGGATATACTTACCACGCCCTCCGGCTGATAGATAAGAGATAGGTAAAAATCTCCTATGTTGTACATGACCGTCATTTACATATAAAGCATATTCTACATTAGTACCTACCTCAGCCTCATTCGGAGTAACTACTCCTACCTGAAAGCTACTTACAAGTCTTGAGGTATCTACCGGGATCAGAGGAGAGATCTCTGATAAACAGATGTTAGCCATTTTGTTCATGAGGACTAATTTCTTTTCCTCAAACTTATCAACTACACCCTGACATCTCTCTGTAAACTCTTTCCACCCCGGAACCTCAAATACTGCCCCCATGTTTATACCTCCTCTGTAGCGTTGAGTGGTATTTCTAAGTGTGTCCTCTTCTTATAGGGCTTATCAGCCACCGCCTTATATTCTGAGGATAAAATGATCTGTCCGTACTCATCCAGATCATAAACACACACGATATCTCCCAGACGGATATCACTCTCAGGATCCATATACAGGGAAAAACCTGTATAGTTAGCTTTCTGAGGCTCTAACTGTGTGGTGCTGTTACTGTCCTTTGTCATCATCAAAGCACATTCATAACTCCCTACATCAGCCAGAGTATTAACAGGTCTGTTATACTGCCCCAGAGTGGAGCTATAACGCTTTACTATACACTTTTTGTCATAATAAAACATTTCTCATCACCTCCGGGGAATCAGCCTTGTAAAAGGGTACAAACGCTGTTTAATACCATCAGGGAAATACTCCTGAAATGAGGTACTCTCATCTCCTAAATTCTGAGAGCTATAACCCTCAGCCTGTCTCTTTCTGTACCGGGCTAACACAAGATCCTCCAACACACTATTGAGCTGTTTAGGGAAAATATCTTTCCCGGTATCAGGATCAAGAAAGTTATCTCTACAAACAGCCTCAATATCTTCACGGGCTTTCTCCATGTAGACAGAAAGGAGCTTGAGTTTTTCCTCATTATCTGAGGATATTCCCAGAATGATCCTCACTCTTTCTAAGCTGTCCATAGGTCACACCCCCTTAGTCCTCAATAAGCTCTACATCATCAATCTCTAAGAGAGCTCTTGCTACAGCCGGATCAGTAGTTGTATACTTACCAGCCATAAACTGAACACCCAGAGAGGAGACTGTCAGATACTTGTTAGAGGATCTCAGGTTATACACCTTAGCCTCAGCTTTTGCCTCTGTAGGCTCCTGTGTGGCTTTCTCAGCCGCTTTAGTTGTACCAGCCATTACTTTTACCTCCTTGAATTTCTAAGCCTTTAAACAGGCTCTTATTTTGTGATATTGGTGAGCTTAGCACCGGAATAGCTATTTAACAGCTTGATTGTACTTTCATTCAGGATATGTCCCTTGAAGTAATCACCATTCTTAGGGAGCATCTCAAAGAAAGTACCTCTCAGCTCAGCAATCTCTACCTGATCTAAGTCAAGGATCAGCATTGTGTTAGCATCCATATGACGATCAAGTACCAGATTGAGAGTACCGAAATCACTTTCGATCTTCTGTACTGTGATACCAAGAACCTGATTGAGTCCCTGTTCTGTGTTGATACGGATATTACCATCAGTTTTAATCAGGCTGTTGATAATTCTCTTTGTACCAGCATTTACAAAAGTGAAATACTCACCCTGAGAGCCGTGATCCCACATTTTCTGCATAGCATCCAGCATGAGAACCTCTGTAAGCCCCTCTGTTGCATCAACTACGTTGTTTGCATTGACGAGGTTTACAAGTCCGTTCATCTGACGAGGTACAGTTTCACTACCAGCCGCCTTAGTACCATTCAGGAAGTACCACTCAAGATCTCTCTTTGTCTCAATCAGACGATCAGCAATCTCAGCCTCAAAGCTCTTACCAATGCCCTTAGGATTAAGAGCCTGAGCTGTACCAGATACCTGAGTTACTTTCTCAATGATCTGACAGAGGTTAGAAAGAGTAGATCTGCTGGACTTGATAGGATCACCAGCCTCAGCACCCTCCAGCTTAAGAGTACCTCTTGTTTCATTCAGTTTTCTTTCTCTCCAGCTTACTGTAATATCGTTAGCCGGAACTACAGCCCCTCTACCCATTAACAGAGTAGTCAGAGGAGTATCAGTAGGAGATGTGAGTGCAATCTCTTCTCTAAGATCAACAACCTCATTCTCCAGAAAATCCTTACGTTTTAACATTTCTGCCATTTTAAATTTTCCTCCTTAAAAATTTTGTTATTCCTCACTGAACAATCCGCTCAGCTTTTCTCCGATCATGCCCTTGACATTCCCGGTCTTTTTGTAATCACTGTAAGACTTATCTCCAGTCTTTTCCTTTGAAGCTGGAGGAGTATGTCCTTTCAGAAACTCAGCCTTTTCTTTTGCAACCTGTTTCTTAACCTCAGCGTCAAAAAGCTCTTTCATGCCCTTAATTCTTTCTGTGAGCTTTTTCTTTCTTTCCTCTTCATCAGAAATAAGAGCCAGATCTTCTACAGCAACCAGATTTCTAAATCCGGTATCAAGTCCAAGCTCTGCCACAGCATCCACTACATCAAGTCGCAAGCCTTTGATTGTGAGCTCATGCTCTTTTCTTGCTGTCTCAGCGGCTCTCTCTTCCTCTTCTGCCTTACGCTTTTCATCCTCAGACATTTTCTCAAGAGCGGCTTTCTTTTCCTGATCCTGTTTCCATTTCTTTTGTGCGGCGGTAACTCTCTGATCTGCCAGCTTTTCATAGTTAGCCTTTAACTCTGCCTCTACTTCTGCCCTGATCTGTTCCTCAGTCTTAACAGCCCCGGAGCCTGTTTTACTGTCTTTTGTCTCAGTGCCAGTATTGGTAGTGGTCTTTTCCTCTGTAGAAGTCTCTACAGTAGTTGCTGTTCCTTTTGTTTCGTCCATTGTATTAAATCCTCCTTTTTATAAGTTTTAAGATGTAAAACCCCCGTAGGTTTTCTACATTTAACCCTCTATACATATGTGTGTTTACTTCCTATAAAATCAGCCTACTAAGTGAGGAAAAGACAAAAAAAAAATAAGCCTAACAGAATATTTCTACCCTGTTAGGCTTATTTCCCTTATTCTTCCGGGATTTCATCCCAGTTTCCTGTAGTCTGCAAGAGTTCCTCCCATGTCTTTCCCTGTTTAATGCACTCTGCATAGAGTCCCACAATTCCTCCATATTTCTCATCAATATGGAAATCAGGAGCCCCCGTACAGTAACCGAAAGGCTTACCTCCTACTTTCTTATTGTATTCCAGATAGGCTTTACCTATCGGAGACAGACTGAAAAGCTCCATCTGTTCTTTATCATAGTCAATCTTTGCCATGTTCTTTACCTCCCATACTCAAGCTCATGATCCTCAAGATACACCGCTATCTCATGATAAATACCGTCCATACATTTCCATGTTTCCGGCATTACCTTTTTCATCATCTCAACTTCCTCTTTACTTCCACAGACTCTCAGAGCACAAAATGTAGCCCATGTTTCTGAGGATGATCCATCAATTCCAGTTTGTTTATTGTATGAGCTATCATGTCCCCATCCAAAACCTAACTGATTTCTTCCCAGTCTGTCCTTAGTGTACAAACCTATAGCATCTGTTAAAACTCCTAACTGACAAGAGGCTACACTGTCCATTCCTCCAGAGGTTAAGTGTACCATGTACCGGGTAAATGCAAACCTTGTATCTGAGGCTATTCTGCTTAACCCCTTAACAGGCTTGTAACTTTGCCCCTCTTTCTCATTGGAATACTTAACAGCTTTATTCAGGAAACTAACGAGGTCTTTTTCAATAGCCGCCTGTATTTTCTTTCCTGTAGGGTATCTACTGGAAGTAAAAGCGTATCCAAAAGCATCACTCCCGGCTATCTTTTCTACTGAGCTTAAAATGTGATCTAATTGGTGTCCCTCTTCATGGAATTTAGTTTGCCATGAACCTCTTAAACCATTTTTCAAAGCCCTTTCATGTGTATTAGAGTCCATATCCATATGAATCTTTTTCTCCATTGGAGAGTACCACCCAGATTTTTTCTGTGAGTATTCATTTTTCTGTAACAGATGAGAGAGCTTTTTCTGTATGGTAAGAGCGTCCTTATCCATCCTCTGAGCCATTTGAGTAAGCTCATCCTTATAAGTCTCCATGTCAAAGGTTTTAATGCTTCTATGCCCCTCTCTGAGGCTTCTAAAGAGATCCACATTGTTGTACCTCTCCATACTATCCCCAACATAGCTAATATCAAGGTACAGGTCTTTCTCACTGTTCATACTAAGCATGATAGCATCATTGAGCTTTTGTATCTTATCTGTGATCTCAGCCTGTTTTTTCTGGATCTCCTTTTTAGTCTCTGAGATCTGTTGCTCTGTTTCCCGGATCTTAAACTCCATCTCTGAGATCTCATCAAGTTTCTTGTTGATAACATCCCTCTTAAGCCGCCTGTCTTTTCTTACCTCATCAGCAATTCTATCATACTCTTCCTCAGAGATTTTCTTAGCATCTAAAAGCTCCCCGGCTTTCACTCTCCTCTTAGAAATCTCCAGCATCTCAGCATTAAGAGTATCTATCTCATCAGCCTTTTTATTTATTATATCATGATAGTGACCTTTTTTCAGCTCCAGATCAGATAATGTCTTAGTATACTGAGAGGGAATCTTGCTCCTCTCATTTTCTAAGGAGTCAATCTGTAAAGAGAGAACTTTTCTTTCTTCCTGAGCCCGTTTCATATCATCCATCACTTTAGCGGTAATGAGATCCTGAGGAGATTTCTCTTTATCTGCAAGCTCCTGAGCCGCCTTAATTCTTGCCGCCTCTTTCTCTTTCCACTTCTCATAGTTCTCAGCTCCTCTAACGGATCCGGTAAGCTCATTTAGCTCATTATCCTCAAAGGTATCCTTTACTACAGGAATATACCAGCATCTACAGTTAGGGTGTCGAGGTAAAGAGGGCTCCTCTCCCAGCTTATATACTTTCCCGTGATCTTCCCGGCATAAATCACAAGTCCGGCTATCTCCTCCATTGTTAGCCGCCATATAGCGAACCTCTCCAACATTCTGATCCTCAAAAGCCGCCGCCTGTGAGGAGTATGTTACCCTCTTTGTCTCTGTCCGGGCTACTCTCATAGCGTTATATTTTGAGGTATTGATGTTAGCCCCTACTCTATCCGCTATCCTGTCCATGTCCTCTCCTAAGATCATGGACTGAGTAAGCCCTACTCTCAAGTTTCTCCCCAGCCTGTCCTTATCTAACCATAAACGATCAGAGAACATAGCCCCACTCCACGGATAATCAAGTGTATCCTGTATCAGACGGGGATTAAGCATATTAAAATTACTCTTTACTGTCTGAGTCTGTCCTAAGGTGTATACCGTCCTCAAGAACTGATCTGTATAGATATTCTGGAGATTAGTTCTAAACACGGTATTCTCCTGTTTACCCAGCTTAATCAGCTCTTTATTGATCTGTTCAAAGAGTCCTCTACTCCGGGTGAGGGCTGACTGGTTCGCATAGCTCCACTCTCCTCCAGCTTTCTTTACTTTTGCAATAGTCTCAGCTACATTTCCTAAAATCTCTTTCTGACAGGATCCATAGATAGAGGCTAAGACTTTATTTAACTTCTCAGCATCCTCAAAAGCCCTCTTGTTATTCCTCATAAAGTCCTTTTGTCTCTCATCTATGAGCTTAGCTCTCCTGATCCCATCCTGTCTCAAGATCTCCCTCTGTTCTGGAGTGAGCTGAGAGAGTGGGATCCCGTACATTTTCCTTACTGCTTCATTCACATAGTAGCCACTCACCACTTACCCCTCCTTTATTCCTCATTTACTCCACTGTTATTCCTCATAAAAGGGTTATTCTGAGGAGCGTTAGTGTTAGGGAACTGTACTTTGCTATCATCCTCAGCATTTTGGATAGAATATGGATCAAACTCTTTCATATTCTCCTTTTTCTGAGCTTTTACCTTTTCAAGTACCTCTTTTGGGTTATCTACGAACGGTAACAGGGCTAACAGAGTCTCATTGTCAACCTTTCCATCCAGTTTTACTACTGTATCCACAATCTCTGTGATATTTGCCGGGATATTTCTCTTAAACTCCAGTTTTAAGTTACGCATCTCTACATCTTTCCCGGTTACTACTTTGATAGGTACGGCTAAGAGCTCTACCAACTGCCTGATAGCCTTATCCATCTTTCTCTCTTTCGTGATACACTTAGTCTCCAGCCCAAAGAGCTTAAATCTGATAGCAATACCTGAGAGATTTCCAGCGAAATTCTCATCTGAGAGATCAGGAACCTGAGCAAACTTGTAAATATTCTTTTCCAGTCGGTCTAAATGGCTGTTGATAGCATCTGTCTGGATCTCTTTTGTTACAAACTTCATATCTCCAGAATCAGTGATCTCTACAATGCCCTCCTCTTTGAGCTTCTGCATACTGTCCCCATTCATTACCATGTCTTTGATAACAAGGTAAGCGTTACGGAAAGCCTCAAACTCATCTGAAATATCACTCATTACTCTGTCATAATCGTTTATGAGGCTCTCAATCTTCTCAAGATCACTCATCTCCTCCTCATTGTTGTACAGGGTAACAATAGGGATCCTACCAAAGATATGAGGCTCCTCTCTTACAAACTCAAAGCCCTGTACCCGTGGGTTTGAGGTATCATCTGTTCTCTTGAAAAGCTCCATCTTTGTATCACTCCATACCTCAGCATAGAGTGTAGTTCTGTCTGTATCCTCTGTATCAATCGCATACAGACGGATCTTGTAAAGAGCCTGTTTTGTGGAGCTGTTGGCGTACACAATAATTACATCCTCAGCCTTAAGCCGGATGATCTTAGTCTTACTCTGTTCATCCTGATAAACTAACAGGTGAGACACGCTCTTAATCATGCACTCTTTACCCCACTCCATGAAAAGATCATCTCTGTAGTTCTCCTGTAGGATCCCGTCAAGCTCATCCTGTACCGCTGTATCTGTGGTCTTAAGCTCTTTCAGGTCTACCCCTACATCAGCCTCAGCCGTTTGAGTGCCTACCGCCTTATTTTCTTTCTCTGTGTAGTTGATAGTGATAGGATTACCCAGAAAGTACCCTACTGTTGTATCAATAATCTGTCCACAGAAATCATTTGCAATCTTATTACACGGCTTATTCTTCCCTTTCATTCTTGCTCTCTTAAAGATCTTAGCCTTACCCTCATAGAGTCTCTGATACTTCATGTACCGGGGTTTGATCTTTCTGAAATGATAATCTACCAGATCATCCAGTAACGCCACATTAAAGCGGCTTTCTTTCTTCTCAATGTTAAACTCATTGTCTATAGGTCTTTTTGTTATCACTGTTCTCATCCTCCTCTTTTCACGTAATAAAAAAGAGCCTCCTCCGGCTCTCTGTTAAATGTTAAAATCATCTCTGTTCAATACTCTTACTGAGTTACCCTGATCCGCTACTGTTAAGGCAAAGTCTAAACCATCAAATAAATCATCATGATCTACTTCCGGGAATAGTAACAGACATTCCTCAAGATCATCCATACCAATCCTAAACCATACCTTACCATTTTCAAACAATGCTGATCTTCTCATTGCTCTTGTTACCTTATCTTTACTTGTCTGAATATTGACTACAGGTAACAGGCTGAGTCTCCTGATCTCCTGAGCAAGTGATTTCTGGTACTGTACAGTCTCCACGCCTATTCTCTCCACCATAGGAAACTTATTCTTTCCATAGTCCAGCATAGCATTAAGCTGAGCATTAAAGGTAAGTCTCTCCTTTAGGTAATCCAGCACATAGACATTTTTATTTTTATCCACGCCTATTACCGTTAATACAAAATAGTCATTGTTACTGGTTTCATCCTCTGATATTGCCAAGTCAGCACCCATATAGATCCTTACCGGGATCCAGTAAGGCACTCCCTGAGAATCTAACACCTTAACCCTTACTCTGTTGAGGTCATAGTCAACCTCATACTCCTCAAAGTGTTTGAAGTATTTGTATTTAAAGATCTTACCCTTTGCAAGCTCTGTATTGTTCTGGTACTGCATATTAAAGATAATAAGTCCAGCCTCTTCCCTGATACTCCTCAGCTTCTCAAGGCTAAACTTAGACTCCCAAAGTGAATACTCCTGACCGTCCTTAACTGTGATAGCTTGCTGTACATTTACTCTGTAATTTTTACTCTTAATCAGATCCTCATACAGATCCATAGGGCTGTATCTTGTTCCCAGAATGTGAATCTCTCCATCCGGCTCAAGTGTAGGGTACAGGGAACTATAAAACCATTCCTTTAAAACCTTTCTCTGAGCCTCTGTACGTGCGTTTTCAAAGCCTACTAAGTCATCACCTATAATTATATCGAAATGCTTAGATACTACGGCTCCTGAGGCTCCTAACGCTGATACAGTAGCCTCTTTCTTAATCACTGTCCTCCGGTTTACTGTAAACTCTTTATCATTCCATACATTATCCCGGCTCTTCTTCCAGTCTCCGAAAATACGGATCAGATTTACATTTTGCTCAAAGTGGGTACGGATCTCTTTTAAAAATGCACTTGCCTGAGTCTGTGTCTTTGATCCGATCATGATTCTTATATCCGGGTTCCTGAGTACCTTTGTGATACAGAAATCCACATCACCAATAGTAGACTTACCATGTCCACGGGGAGCAAGATCCATAGAGGCTTGATTATTTGATACATTGTGAATGATACTTGCGTGTAAAGGCTGGAGGGATCTACAGGTTATGTATTTACACACTGTATAGTATGCTGTCTCAAAATCCGCTGTTAGAATGATCTCTTTTATGATCTTGTCTTTCTTTGACTGTTCTAACCATACGCTATCTAATACATTCACCTTTATATCCTCCTTTCTTACGAACTAAAAAGAGGAGCCTTTTGAGCCCCTCTTTGCCTTTAATATATAACCTTTACTACTCTTATGATACTCAGTACCATTAACACGATCCACGCTAACAGATTACAAGCTAAAATGTTTTTCTCCTCATCTTTTCTTATACAGAAATACTTGTTATTCTCCATTATCATAAACAAGCTCCAGACAGCTCCCAGAGCCCACAGGATCAGCTTTACCATTCTCATAACTACTTCATAATTTATCATCTTTTCTTCCTTTCTGCTTCATACCTCAGATCTGAGAGGATACGATCACAATATTTACATCTGTACCCTCTTCCCGGCTTCTTAATCACTCTATGCCTCTTGAGATATAAAGCTCCTCTGCACCGTTTACCGATTTCCTTATACTCCTCATTGCCCCTCATGCTGTTTTCTTCTCCTTACCCTCTGGAGCTGACCTATCTCAAACTCCTTTTCTGTCTTATCTGTCAGATCCATTACAGTTACTATATCCCAGTCTGATATAGCTAAGACTCTAAACCTCCGGCTTGTGTTCTTCTTCAATGTCACAATCTGCCCCACTCTCATCACTACTACCTCCTACCACACATAAGCACATCATAAGAACCCCCACTAAATGAGCCTACAATAAAAGCAATAACGCCGACTGCTACACATACTCCAATACTTACCATAGCTTTTACCTCACAAAAAGAGGAGAGCCGCCGCCCTCCCCCTCATCTTTCTTTTATTTTGTTACCAGATCATCAAATACTACCGGGATCTGTTTCTTTACTTCCTCCAGTAATGGAACCATAACCTCTAACATCTGAGGATGAGGCTTTCCTGTCACGCCTACAGCTCTCAGCTTAAAGATGTTTCTCCACTCCCTGAGGTTTGCTGTTACTACAATCTCTGTCTTAAGACTGTTAGGTAATACCGCTCTTGCCTCCTGAGGGCTTGCTCCATATTCCAGTAAAGCTAAATATCTTTCCTCAGCTTTCTCACAAGCCTCAACCCAGCTATGATACTTCCACGGCTCTTTCTCCCGGCAATCCTTGAAATAATATGGCTCAATCACCGTGATCTCTCCCTCATGCCCGTAATTACAATATCTTGTACTCTCCTGAGCAAAAGAGGCTATTCTGTGGCGTACAAGTTCATGGGAAACGCCTCTATCTACTGTAAACTTAACTGAAAGATCATAATGTACCAGCCTTTCACCACAAGAAAGATCTTCATAAAATAACTCCCTTGCTTCTCCCCCAGTAGTATAAGATAATGCCACATTCTCCTCTAAACGCTCCTGAACAGCGTCAAAAATGGGAGAATACTTCATCTGAGTAAAAACCTCAAATAATACAGTATTTACTCCTATCTCATTATTACAGCAAAGAGTAAAAAACTCTAACCATGCTCTCATATTCCCGGAAACAATGTCTCTCAGAGAAAATTTTAGGGAAGTAAATCTAAGCATAGGAGCCTCTCCACATTTCTCAGATAACTCAGATAAAACACATCTGAGATCCTCATATGTATGATGGTCTACCTTTAAAATTACCTCTCCATGTTCCAACATAGCAAAATGCTTACGTTTAACCAGAGCTCCTACCATTTTTCTGTAGCTATCCGGGGTAATCTTATCCTCAGACTTATAACACACCCTTGCTACTCTCTCAATCTTCTTTAAGGTATTACTACCGTCAATCGGATCAAATACCTCAAACCCGGCATTTACAATTTTCATTTTACCTTACCTCTTTTCGCATATCTCAACTTCCAATAGTCTGTAAACCGCTCCTCAGCAATCGTTAAAGCCAGCCCATGAGGAACTGAGGTAGGAAAGACAATCTGAAAACCTAAAATCTCATTTCCTACATAAACCCTTGTTTTATAAGCAAGATACAAACACGTTCCATAAGTACAAAGATTTTCCCATTCCCACTTATGCTCAGGAATTTCTACAGAGATATTCTCATCCTTAGGCTCATCAGCCTCCAGATTATCAATCTCATGCTTAAGGAACTCAGCCGCCTTTTTAAGATCCTGTATCTTTGAGTTACCAGCCTTTCTCCCACATCTTCCAATGTACTTAAGCACTGATCCCAGATCAAAGTCAAGATCCCAGTCCTTAGCTACATCCCACGGCTGATACTGTCTACCTTTCCGGTAATGATCCGGTTTTATTGCATTGTTCATTTCTTTTTACCTCCCTGTTTCTCTTCCTCAGGAGCTCCAATCTGCAACTCTCTTTTCTCCGGCTCCTCACTCTTGCCCGTTACCATCTCTCTGATGTATCTATGATGGACATTACAGTTAATAGCGTTAAGCACCTGATCCCTCTGAGTACAGCCTTTTACCAACTCATAAAAATCAGAAAACTTTACCTGTACTCTATCCTGTCTGTCCCCTTTCTGTCATTCGTTCTCATGGCTAAAGCCTGATACTCATTTCCTGTCATTGTCCTTAATCCTCCTCATCATTTCTTTATGCTGTGGTACGCCGATCAGCTTAATAGATACCTCCCTTTTTCTTTCTACGTCCTCAAAGTATTCATAGGACATTACATAGTAAGGAGTATTATTAAATCTTACCCGGCTATTGATCTGGAGCTCATACCCATATTTCTCTACATAAGCTGTAGCCTTTTTGAGCTTTCTCTTTCTGTGACTCTTGATAATAGCTCCTATAGCTCTTGCAAACAGCTTTACTCCTCCAGCCAATAAATCCACTATCCCGGCTCCAATGTACTTAAAGCCCTTTGTAATCTTTCCCATGATCCTTTACCTCCTGTGTGATCCTTGCCTCTCAGCTTACTTACACTCAGTAATAACCGTTTTCCTTGCCATTTTTAGACAGGCATTAACTTTTTGTGTATATTTCACAATCGGTATTTATAAAACCATAGGGATTTTTTCCTTTCAAAAGTAATCTTGCACAATAAATTAGCTCCTGAGGGCTTTCATCTCCTCTTTGATACTGTCAGCTACAGCAAAAATAGCCTTTCTATCCTCCTCAGTAAGCTCTACTTGCTCCTTATTCTCCTGAGCTATCCTGTCTGTAGGATCTCCTAAGAGTAACAGATCCAGCTTAACCACTCTCTCAAAGTCCTGTATATTCTTAATCTTGACCTTTCCAGCCTTAAAATCCTTTACAAACGCCGCTACAAGGGCTCTGATAACCTTTCTATACTCTGCTTTTACGTCTAATACTGCATTAGCTGTAGAGCCTCTCTCAGCCGTTTCCTCTATTTCTTTCTGTAAAATACGGTCTTTCCACTGAAATTTACGGCTCCATTCCCCGATTGTACGGGTACTCTTACCACAACTGTTAGCTACAGCCTCTAAAGACCTCTTTTCTCCCATTCCATAGTACAGCTCAAAGGCTTGTTTCTGAGCTTCTGACTCTTTTAGGCTCTTTTTCGGTACAACTGGAGCCTCAGCCGCCTGATTTTGCCCTTTTTCCTCTACCATCAGCTTTTAAACCTCCTTTCTCCTCACTCACTCCTCCCTGTTTGTTGTGGGAGGGTTCTTCTTTAAATTGCTTAAACTGTATGTTAATTTCATACTACTTAGCTAAAAGGCTCTAAAAATATGGATTTCTTTTATTACCTCTTATATCTTTGTTACTATGTTACTCATTCTTTCTTTTATTTTTGGTATTACTATATCTGCTTTTTCTCTTGTATTTATCAGTGTTTTCTCTTTCCCCGGCAATGCTCTTTTTCCCCGGATTTCTTCATCCTCATTTCTATGAATTTCATAAGGCTATGCAATATAAAATGAGGTACTTTTCCTTTCCCCGGATCTGTACCTCATTTCTCTTACTTCCACTCTTCTACTTTGAAATCTTCCGGTACTTCTACCTCAGATAATGCTAACAAATCCTCTTTACTCCCCAGCATCATCTTTTTAAGCATCTGTAACCGCTCAATCATCACATCCACGCTCTCTACCTTGTTAAATACCATGAGAACCTCCGAACCTAAAATACTATAATCAGGATTTCCTCCCTCAAAAGTTCCTATCTCCCGGCGTTCACAAGTTTCAAGACATAACATACCGTAATCCGGCTTTTCGTCCTCTACATCTTCTCTATGAGCAACTGGAGTAATCATAATATCACCAGTTCCAAAAGTTAATTTACTTCTACCCTCAATCATCCTGTTTCTCCTCTTTCTCTGGACTCACTTCATACTCTACTACACCATCAGATTTCTTAACCTTTAGGCAGAAACTAAGTATATCTCCTACCTTTTTACCATCTGCATAGATTTCTCCTATATACCTCTCTTTAACAGCCATGTAACAAATCCCTCTCCCGGCTCAGCCTCTACATACTCATTGTATCTATTACTCAGCATAATTAACTCATCCTGAGTAATTCTTACGCTGTTAGATCCAAACCGTAACATAGGGAGAGTAGTTTTCTTTTCTTTCGGTTCCTCCGGCTCAATATCATCCAGCTCCTCCTCATCTTTTAAGAGATCCATTAAATCTACATCAGAGAAACCAGTAAGAGAAAGATCATAATCATCATCTAACAGATCCTCCAGCTCTTCCTTGAGTAAATCCTCATCCCAGAGAGCCAGCTCTGATAATTTGTTATCTGCCAGTCTATAAGCTCTCTGCTGAGCTTCTGTAAGTCCATCAATTACTATGTATGGAACTTTCTCCAACCCGGCTAAGATAGCCGCCTCTCTTCTGGTATGTCCGGCAAGGATCACTTTCTCCTCATTTACCAGAATAGGATTAGTAAAACCATATTCCTCAATACTCCTCACCACATCATCAATAGCCAGACGGTTATCACGGGGATTTTTCTCATACGGGATCAGCTCCTCCGGGCTACAATACTGTGTTTCTCTTTCTTTCATATCCATTGTAAATCTACCTCCTAAATCTTCCTTTTTTGCTTCCTACTACTTCAAACAGCTTTCATAAATATAGTGTAAATACTTCCTACAAAGTCAGCCTTTAGTGTTTCGTTACATTCAAATAATCCAGATCCACATTAGATACACAAGTAATAGGGATCTCCTTTCTCTGCCTACTCACTTCCTGATCTGGAGTAAGGTAAGGATGTTTTATCATTTTGGCTTTTCCCCGGCTCATGCTGGTATAATACGGATCATGCTCTCTTAACCATTTGTCTGCCGGATCCTCTTCTCTCTTTCTTATTCTTCTCACCCTTGCTGTCCTCCTTTTCAAGAAATCTACAGATCCTCTTAAGAGCTCTCTGTATATGCACATTTACTGTCTGCTTTTTGCATCCCAGTACATAGGCTATCTCATCCTGTCTGTACCCCAGCCCCAACACATACACCAGAGAAATAAATTGAGCCTCAGTTAATACTCCTCTGCTGATCCGGCTCACATCAAAGCCTACCTTTTTGTTTTCCCCGAACTCTGTAATACTTACACCTATTGCACTCTGGAGATCTACTAAAATAGCTGAGGCTACTGTATCTCCTCCCTCTGCCAGCTTCTCCACCATCCCCCAACTTGAGATTATCTTTTTTACTTCCTCTGGATCACTGTAATCTACGTTCAGTAATCTATCATTTATGGTTTTTACCCTCACGGCTCCCAACTCAATCACCCCTTTCCAATGTGTTCCATCATTCTGTAAGGAACCTCAGTAACAAGCCCTTGAGGATAAGATTTTAGTAATACTGTAGCTCTGCCTTTCTTGAGCTCAAGGATTACTCCATAGCTGTAATCAGCATCCAAAGGCATCATATACTTTATAAATTCGCCCTCTTTAAACACGGTTATCCTCCTCAAAAATAAAGAGACAGAAAGTTATAAGCTCCTGTCTCTCCTGTTTATTCTCCTGATCTGATCCTTTTTAATCCTGTGATAGCCCTTTTCATCCCGGAGATCCTCCCCTCCAGATGATTTAGAGTTTTATCTATGTCCTCCGGCTTCTCAGAGTACCAATACCCACGGTAAGAACTACATACCGGGTATCCCTCACTCCTCAGGTGGTTTACCACCGCCCTCAGGTTCTCTTTCTTTAAATTGAATAGCTCACATATAGCTCCGCTCTTTACTGCCTTACTTTCTTCATAGTGAGTAGTTTTGAGATACTCTAAAACATCATCTGCCTGATCTGAGATCCATGTACCTTTCGTCTCTTCCATGCCCTACACCTCCTGTATAGTGATAACCAGAGATGTAGGAATATTTAGGCAAAAAGAGAGCCAAAAAGAAAAATTTCTTTTCAGCCCTCCAGTTATTTACTCCTCAGCTTCTACTACTTCTCCATCAACACATCTATAGTATGTATCAGCCTTAATCTTTTCACCGTCAACCTGTACCATCTTAGCTCCAGCCAGCTCCCAGCTCTCTGTATCATAAGGAGTTTTATAGTCTCCATCAAACCACTTTTCTCCAATGTATCTCCAGTCTGAGAGGATCAAGTGAGCTCCTACGCAACCTTTAGCTTTTGCCTCATGTCCCCATGCAACCGCAACACCAGTAGGATCACTAACAGATGAGGCTCCACGATACCCTGTAGCAGATGAGGCTCCACAATTCCCTGTAGCAGATGAGGCTCCACGATACCCTGTAGCAGATGAGGCTCCACAATTCCCTGTAGCAGATGAGGCTCCATAATCCCCTGTAGCAGATGAGGCTCCATAATCCCCTGTAGCAGATGAGGCTCCACGATACCCTGTAGCAGATGAGGCTCCACGATACCCTGTAGCAGATGAGGCTCCACAATTCCCTGTAGCAGATGCAAAGCCGTGATCCTCATAAGACTCTTTCTCTTTATTTACCTTACTCATAGTGAACTCAATAGCCGCTTTTACCAGCCCAGCAATAGAAATTCTTGCACCAATCTTAATATCAGTAGCACATACCTTTATATCATCACTTCTTCTATCCATGTCTCCAGATAACTCTACCTCATGGAATACACTCTGAGCTGGATTGTAATAACCAAAACAATCCAGAGGATACTCACACGCATGAAAACCCTCCTCACAACACTCAGCTCTCTCAGTATGAAAATCCTTACCCTCCTCATACTGGAAACCTCTACAAGTTAAGTCTTTGTTAAATCCTTTAAATGCTTTCATTCTCCTTATCTCCTCTCTGGATGATTTATTTTCTTTACACTCAGTAATAACCGTTTACTCCTCAAAATTTAGGCATAACAAAAAGAAAAAGTGTAAAAGATTTCTCTCTTACACTTCCTCAACGATTACTCCACTAACTCAAATCTATATAACTGTTTTGCCTCTGGATATTTCTTGTGATCCACCTCAGATAAGAACATACCTAAAAGTCTATGCCAGATCTTACCGTCTGGACACTGATACACTACACTGTAGTTTCCTACATTCTCTGTATCCTGAGATATTGCTAACACCTTTATCCGTTTTCCTGTCTTAAAGTGTTTCCAGATCTGTCCCGGCTTTACCTCTCTGTCATTGTCTACCTTAGGTGCTTTTACCTTGAAATACTTCTCACACTCTGCAAGATCACAATTTCTATAATTGAGTGGGTTCTCATCATCCCACCCCTCTACCTCTGCTGTCTCAACGTGTAAATGCTGAGAGGATAAATCCAGACTTTGCTCAATTTCTGTTACAATATCCTCCTCAAAATAATTCTCATTTACATCTACCAGATAACCGCTTATTTTATGTAAAAATGCCATAGTTAAACTCCTCCCATTTCTTCCCGGATACTTCTATCACAAGCTCCCTCAATGATTTTACAGATCTCAATATACTCAGCCTTTGTAAGAAAAATTCCTCCTGTAATATCATGGACGATAGCTCTCAGATTTCTGTTATCTATCATTGTTACCATTTCCTCAGCCATACTTACCACCTCTCCCCATTTACCTCTACAAGAAACTTAAAATCCTCATCAGAGCTAAACCCTAAATCAATCAGAGTATCAGCCTGTTTCTTTGTCATTTTAAGCTCATGTGTATAGATATGCTGTTTATGTAAAGTCTCATAAGTGTAAGGTACATCTCTGGATATTTTGATCCAGCCTTTCTCCTCAAGCTGTGACTCTTCCAGATAACTCCTGTATCCCAGCTCAGCACATATCATAACCGCCGCCCGGTAATGTCCCTCAAATCCTGTGTTATAAGTATCTCCCTCTGGAGAGATCCATCCAAACTCAAACTCTGGAGAATTTTTAGGAAAACACTGTTCTCTTGTGAGTGGCTCCTCATCCTCCTCCACCTCAATGATCTCTACAAAGTTATCCTCTACCGGATAAAAGGAACATCTTCCTCCTGAAGCATTAACCACTATAGGGAGATCCTCCTCTTTTATTCTCTGCCAGCCCAACACTCCACGATCATTAAACAGCTCAGGATCTATCTTATCAAAATACTCTTTTGCATATAATCCTACAGAGCCTTTATAGACTGCATACTTAATCTTCATTGCTCCAGTTTCCTCCTTATCAGTGCTCTTACTCCACTTGCTTTCAGATCTGGTAAATCTACCAGCGGATCCTCTAAGCCTCCCAGAGCCTCAATAACAGCCTCCAGAGCCGCTCTACTCTTATACAGATCCTCCATGAGATTATCCTCAATCACATAGTAATCCTTTCCATCCCCGAAAGAGATAGCAAGAGCATAATCTTTCTTTCTCATGCTGTAGGCTTGCTCCTGAGCCTTTTCTAACCACGCTTTTTTAACTGAGATAGATTTACTCTCTGCCGCCTTTGTCTTTGCCTCTATAAAGAGATCTGAGGTAGTTACATCCCCTTTCAGGAAAGGAGTAGAGCCAGAGCCTACCACCTGTCTCCCTCCTATGTTCTTTGCAAGCCGCTTTTCCTGTTTATCACTCAGCTTTCTTGTGTTCATGCTTTCCCACCTCTTCTACAGGTAATACCTTTGTTGTAAATCTCCACTTTCGGGCATCATCCCCGATCATATAAAAGAGTCTTGCCTCAGCTAACATAGGTGTATCCTCAGCAATTCCGAACTGAAAACATTTCTTTGCTGTATTCCAGATCCCATACTTTTTCCCGTTTCTGCCTCTGTAATATTCTCCCCTTTTCATTCCTCAGCCTCCTGTAAATCTTTCTCCAGAATTACCCTGTACTTATATCCCTGATACTCAGATTTTACACATCTCTCAGTTACTTTCTCTCTTCTGATCTGCCGGAACCCTAAAGCCTTTAATCCCTCAATGATAGCCTTGTTACCCTTTTCCATAACACTTAAGCCTACTGAGAGAGCCACCATATCATCCCCGGCGGTAACTCTTGTGAGTGCAAGATCTTTCTGTACTGTCTGAATCTCCTGAGTTACTTTGTCAATGTCTGCCTGATTTTTATAGCCTTTCACATCTTCCTCCATCCTGATCCCACCAATCTCCCAGAGATCTTTCTTGAGTTTTCCCATATCAAGCTCCCCATTCTGCCAGCGTCCGTAATAATCCAGAACCAGATCAAGAAACTTAGGGATATTTTTACTACTGCTTTTCTGCCAGAAATGCTCCATTAACACCTGACAAGGTAAGGTAAGTAATAGCATCATAGCGGCGTTTACAGCATCATCATAAACCTCAGCTTTTATCTTTTTCACTTTCTCCTGAAATTCCTGATTAGCCTCCCACTTAAGCTGTCCTCTCAAAGACTCAGGAGTATAGTTATAAACAGGCGGCTTTTTCATCTTTTCGCCCTTTTTCATCTCTCTACGTCTTTCAGCTCTACCCATGCTACCGCCTTACCTCCTTTTAAACTTTCCTGTACATCAATGACTCTCTGGTTTGCTGACCCAACCCATTTAAGAGAGGTATCCTTGTAAGAAAATACAAACTCCCCGTCTACCAACACATCAATCTTTCTCAGGATACCGGGATATAACCACACCAGCTCCTCCCACATATACCCTGTATAGATCCAGATTGTTTTATCCGGGTACTTTGCTTTTATCTCCTCAATGAGCTTTTCTACTTCTGGAGCATTGTAAGGAGCTAAAGGATCTCCTCCAGAGAATGTAATACCTGAGATATAATCTCTCCCCAGAATATCAAATAACTCAGCCTTTGCCGCCTCATCAAACTCTATACCGCCCTCAGGATCCCATGTAATAGGGTTCTGACAGCCTTTACAATGATGTTCACACCCAGCCAGCCAGAGGACAGCTCTTAAGCCGTCCCCGTTTAACATATCGTCCTTAGTTATATTGTGATACCTCATTTATCCCTCAGCCTCCAGATCATAAAATACAAGCTCCTCACCCTCCGGGACTGGACACTCATCCATACGCCACTCAAGAGACTTAATCACCGCCCAGCCATATCTCAAACTGTCCACATAATCCTGATTAAATACCCGGCTATCAATGTATAATCTATCTGATTTACCAGATCTGTCTGACTCTTTCAGGTATGTATCTAAGTGTCTCAGATCAATGAGATCACTCTTTACTTTTCCCATGTCCCCGTTATGAATTGTATAAGTGATACCGTCTACAGCATCAATCAGCATCTTACAAGCCCAGTAATGATTTAACTTTCTGCTATATGCTGTATAGAGCCAGATCTTACCCGTGTATCCCTGTAAACGTAATCTGTGAACCATCTCAACTACACGCTCAGACATTAACATAGGCTCTCCTCCGGTAATACAGATCTCCTCATACTTGAAAAGATCCTCAAAAGCCACCCGGTCAATATCTCCCAGATGTTCATTACAGCACCCTTTACACTTCCGGTTACATTTCATTGTGACTATCACTCTTGCTCTCATCTCATACCCTCCTACAGGTTATTATTTATATTTTGATGGATCCGATTTAAACTAATGAGGATCTCCTTTTTACTCAGTCCAGCCTCTCCTTTACGGATAACAGCCTCCAGCTCTTCTCTGGTACTCTGGAGGAGCTGTAAGTAACCGTCAGCGGCTACCTCTGCCTCTTTCTCCCAGTTCTCAAGAAACTCCTCTACAGCCTCATCCTTTGCCGCCTGAGTAAATCCCTCAATAGCCTCATATACATCCTCCGGGACTACTTCCTTGAGATCTTCCAGTTTAAAGATCCACTGAGTTTTCCCATCTTTCCCGATCACTGGTAAACAATCAGTACCATTAAATTTACCGTTCATACTCACGCCTATCACCTCCTTATGGCTTTCTTGCCAACATTACAATCTGCTGGTAATAAAAATATCTATCATTGGTATCCTTATAAGCCTCATAGATCCCGGATCTCTTAGCTACTGCATTTCTCACTTGCTCAGCATCAAACTCTTTATCAAAGTTTCTTTTCTGAGTCTCCTCATGTCTATCCCGGACAGCTACCAGCCTGTCAATCTCCTGATCTGCCTCATCCATGAGCTTCTTTAATCTCTCAGCCTGTTCCTTTAAAATAAATGAGTTTGTCTGTGCCAGCTTTATAGCTCTAAGCCATGTCTCAGGATCTCCAGACTTAACCACCTCATCAGGATCCAGCTTGTGCTCCATGCAATAACACTCAGCATCATGTAAATGTAAAAAGACCTTTTCCCCGGCTCCTGTATCTATCAGAAAATAGTGTTTATTCTGTAGCTTTCTGACTCGATCACCTGAGTATAAATGTCCATCACTCCAATGAGATCTCAATTACTCCTCAACTCCTTTCTTTATTGAGTAATAACCAATATTTCCCGGATTTTTAGACAAAAAAAAAAGAGGATCTCACTCTTTTTCTGAGATCCTCTTTACTGGTAATTTATTTTACAGTCCAACTCTTGCCGCAATCATGGCATACTGCAATTTTCTTTTGATGGTTCACGGTCTTATACTTCTTAGGTGCAAAGATTTTTACAATCAGTGCCGGGAAAAACAGTAATAACCACTTTAACGGAACCCAATACCAACCGATAAACAACCACCACAAAACTCCATGTTTTTTCTCTTTAAGCTCTGTCTCATTAACTACCTGTACAGTCACATTTTCACTATTACATTTAGGACATTTCATACACTTTTATCCTCCTTAAATTTTGAGTACATTATACTACTTATTTACCGCTGTATCAATCACAAACTGAGCCCACGCTCTACTATCATCCTCTCCATACATCCTGTATATACAATCCTGATAAGGGATCCTCCAGTATTCTCTCCCGGCTCCCTCAGCGGTCAACCCACGCCTCTCATATCTCCTCTCTATGTTCTGTAAATGATGTCTGAATTGATGTAAGAAACTCTCAAGATCCGGCTCAGTGAGGTATATCTCTCCTGTAGCCTGTACATAGTTATCATCCCTTACCCAGACTGTTATAACCGGAATAGATACTTGATAGAGGTCTGAGAGCTCTGTATTGAGCTCTCTCAGTGCCTCCAATCTCTCAAAAGGATCTCCAGTAACCCAGTCTGTTTTATTCATCAGATCTACTACTGGAGCTATAGCCGGACTGTTTTTATAGATCTTCTTATACAGATCCACTCTCTCATCTATCCTCACTTTTCTCCTCCTCTTTTCTCTCACACTTCTCTCTGTATGCTATAGCCTCCTCAGTTCTCCCAGTCAAACAGAGAAGTAAATAAAATCCTTGCTGTTGTTCTGTCACAAAATCACCTCCCTTATAAATAAACCATTGCTGTATATCCACGGCTATTATATCCAAATCTACAGCCAAGATCCTCACATAACTTTTCTACATTCCAATCTGCATCCCCTAAATACAGCTTAAGTTTTCCCTTTCTCAGAAGCTCCAAAACTAAATAAGCCTCATACAGCTTTCCGGTTCTTACAAGTTCTCTGTGAGCATCCATTAACTTATACCGTCTGATCTTCTTCTCTAACATAAGTCTACCTCCTCATAATCCATATCCCACATAAAACCGTTTTCATCTTCCCACTCCCAGCCATTCTCCTTGCAGAAGCTCTCAGCCTCCTCCTCTGTACCAAATGAGGTAAGCTCTTTTCTCACCCCTCCGGGGCTTTTGAGAATGATTTTAAAATCTTTCTCCCGGATACTGTAAAGCTCCTCCCCGTTCTTAAAGATTGTAATTTCATCCTTGAACATCTGAGCTTCATAGGAATCACCCTCCCGGATGATCCCCTTTCCTGTAGCCATGTGAGCCGCTGTAGCTTTATCTATTCCCATGTACTGAGCTATCAGAATAATAACTTTTTCCTTTCTCATCTCTTACCCTCCATCAAATGTACCTTACACACATTACTTACAGCGTCCAGATCAGCCTCTACTAAAGGCTCTTTGATATAATGTAAAATGTTATCCTGATACCAATTTCCCTTAGTTACAAGGGATTTTCCTTTATAGATTTTGACCTCTGTTTTATCATTTACTGCACTTACTACCCGTCTCATACTCATTACTGCCATAACTCTAACCACCTTTCCGGGAGCCCTCAGGCTCCCAACTCCTTTACATACTCCATACCATCAAAGCTACAGAACCCTCCGGCATTTAAAATAGCCTGTAAAGCTCTTTTTCCTCCACATGGGATATATGGAGCTAAGATACCGAACTCATCTCTATCATGGCTATAAGCTACATAGCCCTTACCCTTTACATAAAAAGCCCAACCTGTAACAACCACATGGAACTCTTTTGTACCAAACTTAGCATTTTTCAATCTCTTGATTTCCATTTCTTCCTCCCGGTCTACTAATTCAACCTTACAATTTAATGATCTCCAGTAAAATACTCTACCGTCCTCTGTTACTAAAAATTCTTTATGTAAATTGCTATCAGCCTCTTTCAAATCATAGGCTTTACAGTTCACACATTTCTTATCAATGTACTCTACTGTATAATCCTCAAATTCTGCGTTTTCTTCCAGATAAGAGATAAACTCTTTAACTGTAAGCTGATCCATAAGTTTCTCTGTGGATACCATGAACTGTACTCTGTATCTGTTATCATCACTGTTTTTATATTTCATATCTCTTACCTCCGGCGTTTTATATATTTCTCCTTGCAAAAGATATTATATACCTTTTTGTTAATATGTCAATAGATATTATATATGTTTTTAAAATTTTCTTTTGTTCTTCTCACAAAAAGAGGAGCCTCTCAGCCCCTCCTAATTCTTTATACAATATTCAACAACACTATCCATAGACACCCATAATACATTACAAATTTTAAAGAAAACAGTTATCTTAGGAACTCTCTCACCATTCTCATATCTGCTAAGGCTTACCTCTGTTATCTGTGCTTCATCTGCTACCTCTTTTTGTGTAAGTCCTCTTCCCTCTCTTATCTGCCTTAATCTGGATCCTATCTTTTTAGCCGTTAAATCATTGCATTGCTCTCTCATTTACTTTCCCCTTTAACCACTCAAACTCATCCAGATCATTATAAAAATAATTGATTACTCCGGCTCTACCCTGTAGCTTCTTTTCTGATCCGTCACTAACAGGAACCTTAAACCATGCCCCGGACTGTTCAATCACATTCAGCTTTATTCCCAGATCAATAGTATCTGTACCATCATCCACTCCCCGGAAATAATTGAGGGTGTAGCTGTCCAATCTCCTGTCATTCTTCGTAACCTTATTTTTCTCTACCCGAACATTTACCACATTTCCTACCGGATCTGAATAGGTGCTACTCTTTTCCTCTCCCTTTTCATCCAGCAATGATCCCTTTGTAAACCACAAGATCTGTGAGCAAGCGTGAGCTATTGCTGTACCACAAGGAATTTTATAAGGCTTGTACATATTGCCGATATTCTCCCTGAGCTGGTTAATCATCAGGAAAGTACACTCTGACTTTTTACAGAGGGGTACAGCCTTATCACAAAAGGCTTTCATAAGAGCACTGTTACCTCCGTAACTCTTCTCATCCAGTCCTTTCTCCTGTACTGCCTTAGGTACGATAAAAGGAGCACTATCTAAGACTGCTAAGCCTATCTTACCGGATCTTATGTAATCTAAGAGCATATCAAGGAGCTCCTCCCCGTATTCGCTCTCAGGTTGGATCAGTATAACCTTACTCCAGTCTACACCCAGAGTCTCTCCCCATTCTTTGTCTATGGTATTCTCAGCATCCAGATATACACAATACTTGTCTGGATACTTTCTCTGAAAGTTTGCTACAACATCCAGTGTAGTAGTTGTCTTTCCACTCTGAGGGAGTCCTACAAACTCTATCATTCTCCCTACCGGGACTCCTCCTCTTGTGAGATAATTCATCTTAGGGGAGCTATACGGAATAAACTCCACACTCTTGAGCTCAGAGGCTTTCCTCACAATGTTTGTTTTATACTTCTTATTTACGCTTGCTACCAGATCATCAATCTCCGACATTCTCAGCACCTCCCATAAACTCATCAAGGATCTGAAAATCCTCTACATCCTTTTGAGTAAATCCCACTTTGTACTCCAGCCGCTCCACCTGATTTACAAAGTCAACTCCCACATTGTCTCCCTGTTTCTTTATTACTGCTACACAATCCTCACAAATTACCGCCGTTTCCCCGTCCTGATTAGAAATACTGATCCCGGACTCTTCCAGCTTCTCAAGAAAAGCGTTTGTTTTATCTATAAAATCCATTAGCTATTTTCCTCCTCAGATTTTAAGATCTCGCTCACTACCTTATCAATCTTAGGCATCTGCTTAGCTATCCAGTCTACAAGTACCTCATCATTTCCATACCCTGATAAGCCAGACTCAGCAAAGAAAGCGTGAATAACCTCATGTCTGATAACTTCATCCCGTCTTGCTTTCTTTGCTGATATTGAGTCTATATCCTCCAGAAAATCCTTGAGATCTCTGTAAATGATCTTTCGATTGTAAGGTTGACAAAGTCCGTCAGCCCCCATCCCCTCAATAGCTGAGGTGTTTCTTGTTACTGTATATTCAGTACCCAACACATCCACTGTCACTATCAATCATCCTCCTCACTTCTTCTCACATAACTATCCTTTGAAAATCTATCAAGATCACTCTCTGAGATACGCTTAGAGAGTGCTTTCTTTAAGCCGCTATACAGCTTCTCAGCCATGTCCAACTTTCCTCTCAGGCTATTATAGGTTCTCTTGTAAATGACCTCTACAAGAGCCTTATCCTCTATGAGCTGTTCCACTCTTGCCTTTTTCTCCTGTACTGTACCGGACACCTTTAGCATTGCCTCATTATATTCCTGTCTCTTCTGACTGGAGCTTATATCTGCCATGAGTCCAAACTCTTCCAACTTTACCCCAGCTCTATACATGAGAGCCGGGATCTTCACACAATAATACTCAAGCTGTGTATCTGGAATATCCTCTATAGAGCTCTCTCCAATGCTGTCCATGATAACCTCAAGCTCCCGGATAGCGTTATCAAGATCCTCACTAAATTCCTTTGTGAGCTTCTCACTAAACTGTACAGCTACAGAGCTCTCCTCCCGGACTTCTTCAATCAGCTTTTTGAGCTTTTCACTACTTGCCATGAGTTACCCCTCCTCTCCTCACAATATTTATCGCACTGTCCAAAGCATTACCCACATTCTCATAAGCAATATCCAGAGATCTGTCTCCAGTATTTGCAATGGTTAAAAAATATCTTAGCTTTTCCTGTTCAATTTCTTTTACAATCCTGTCCTCCATCATCTGGAAGTTTTTCACTTGCTGTATATTGAAATCTACAGACACATTGTAATTATGCTCTAAGGTTCTTATATACTGGATCAGCTCCTCTTTCTTCATGTTATTGAGGGTACTGTCTGCCTTTCTCTCACAAGGCTTTCCTATCTGGTTAAAATCCATTAACACTCCCATACTAACACCTCACATGCACACTAAGTCTATATTGTGAAATCCACTCACTTAAATCATATTTATACAAGGTTCTTTTCTTCTGCTGAGGTATCCTAAAACCACGCTCTCTAAAGAACTCTACAGGAATACTCTTTCTCTCCCCAGCTTTACAGAAATTCTCCACATCCCCTACAGAGAGAAAATACGTCTCCTCCAGATCCCGGAAGTTTACCAAATACCCCCCATATACTCCCAGATAATTTACAGCCTTTATCATTCCACTTAACTGAGCTGGTCTGATCTTTGCCAGAGGGAGGCTCTTACCCCTGTGAGTCTTAAGCTCTAAGAGGATCAGTACAGGAAATTTATATAACCGGAAGTCTGCCGGATTACTTACTCCATAAAAACCACTGGTATCATCTTTGTATCTTTCAAGAAAGCAATCAGCCGGGACACTGTCCTTAAACTCTTTCTCAAAAACCTTTCCCATGTTCTTCTTTCTCTCAGCCATCAGAAACACCCTCCTCCGGTTTTATTATCCTGTATATTTCTGTACGGCTCCTGAGCCGTCTCAAGCCTCTTACACGCCTCTTTATATCTACAGTAGGTACATTTATCCTTATTAGCCGGAGGAGCCTCTCTGTGGGCTATATAGTTGTTCACACGGCTAATCTTTCCTCTGACCTCCTCTTTCATCTCATCTGTGATCTTCCAGAGATAAACTTTTTTATTACAAAAATTACGATCCTCATAAATAAAAACTACATAATCAATTCCCAAACCCAAACCGTAACAAGTAACCTGATACTTATGATCCATTTTAGGCTCATATCTTTTGGAGTGCTGATAAGTGCTTTCTGTCTTTACTTCCAGTACAGCCTCTTTTCCCATAAATTTTATGGTTCCATCAGGTTGAAACCATAAGCTCAGATCATCATTTTTACATCTTCCCTCTGTATGATCCTCATTCCAGCCCACAAATTCTGTGTTTATACCTCTTGCCTGAGCCTCCTTTACCAACTCCTCAAGATCCAAAATTTCAACGCCCTCCATAGACGCTACAAGGTGCTGGATCCGTAAATGTCTATCTGTCCCAGAGTGACAAATCTCAATAAGGTTTGTAACATCTTCACCCTTATCCTGTTCCTCCCCGGTTCTCATAAAATAGAGCATCCTCTCACATCCATACATAGAAGAGGGACGGAAATAATCAGCCGGGATAGGTTGCTTATGTTCCTCTTCATACTTAACTACAGCCTCCTCATACTCTTTAAGAAAAGCGTCCTCAAAAGATACGTTAGCGGCGTTCTTACCCTGAGCCACTTTAATTAAACTTGATAATCCCATGATCCTGTATCCTCCTTTTTATATTCAGGAAGTAATAACCAGATCTGAATTAAAATTTAGACAAAAAGAGAGGATCCTTTCAGATCCTCCCGGTATTACTTACACTCAATCAACATTTCATTCTTAGCCCGGTTATAAAAATTACGATCTATCTCAAACCCGAAAGAACTACGTCCCAACTCATACGCCGCTCTAAGTGTTGTACCAGATCCACAACACGGATCAATAACCACATCCCCCGGGTCTGTAAAAATCTCTATAAGCTGTCTCACCACGTTTACAGGCTTCTGAGCTGGATGTATTTTAGGGATCTCTTTCCCATCTTTCTCCCAGTTAAACCAGTTAAAAATCATGTGACCTGTTCCTCTAATGTTCTTCCCTGTCTCAGGATCCACCTGTAACCCGTTTCTAAACTTCGGTAACTTTCCTCTGTACATCACAAGAGCATACTCTGTAGCCCCTACCACTCTCATATTAGCCTTTAACACCTGAGGGCTATAGTTCTTTATAAATACAAGAGGAATATAATTTACAAACCCATGTTTTTTACCAGCATCAATAAGTGTAGGCATCTGTTCAAAACTACAGAAAACTACCATACACGGACTATTAGAAGATCTTCCCCGTGGTACTGGTTTAGGATCATCTTTCTTAAGCATTTTGCTACAGAAATGGAAATACTCATACAGATTAAAGTTAAAATCACTGTTAAAAGCACTCTTCCCGGCTAACTTACTCTCCCCGTTTTTATTGTCTCCCCCTTTGTACCACATTGGATTAGAACCATAAAAATTATTACCCACATTGTAAGGCACATCTGCAATTACTAACTGTGCCGGAGGAATGGCATACTTTTTATAATTCTGCATACTGTCCCGATAAATTTCACATTTAAGTTTTCGTTTTCTCTGATTATCCATAACTATTCTCCTTTATGTTTGGTACTCAGTAATAACAAAAAAAAAACAGAAACTTAGACAAACAGAAAAAAAAAAGAGCCCTTATGAGCTCTTTTCCTTTAATGCCTCCAGCATCTTGTAAACCTTTTCCAGATCTTCATAGCTGAGATCAGCATACTTATACTCTTTGAGATAGTTCACCATCTGGATCTTTTTATTTCCCCGGATAATCTCCTCAGCCGCTTCTTTTGAGTATTCACTCAAGTATCTATCCCTCATTACATACCGCTCTCTTTTACAGTTCTCAGATCCATCTCTCCTGTATCGGACTGTATAGCCACAACACAAAACATCTACCATTCCTGAGGGAGTTTTCTTTGTGACCGTTCCTACATACTTTCTACATCCTGAGAAGTTATCCCGGTAAACCACTATTACCTTATCTCCTACCTGTAAATTATCAGTATTAAACTCCATCCTTTTCCTCATCCTCCAGTTTTATCTCTGTACAGTCACCCTCCAGCACAACTACAGTAGTTTTAATATGAGCCTCTGATCGCATTCCTACTTGCCCTACTCCTATAGCTGTTACGCTTACTGCCCCGGCGTACTCATCCGCTATATCAATTATTACTCTTTTCATAATATCACCCTATCAAAGAAAATATAAATAACACTACAACAATCAGTATAATACCCTCTGCAATACTCATTACTTGCTCCTCCATTTCACAATATTTTCTGTACATGGTTTACTGGTATCCCAGCTATACCACAAGTCATTTCTGTAATTATAAAATACTTCCAGCTCTTTCCCGGACTCTGTAAGCCCTATTACATTGTCTGAACAATACTGAAAGCTCCCGGTTACAAGAGGGGTATCCTCCTCACAAGATACCCACTCTATTTTTTTTTGCTCATACTTATACCCCATATTTCTCAGCTAAATTCTCACCATACCAGTAATCATTAACCTCAGCGTCCACACTCATAGGGAGATCAATAAGGCTATGTCCTACTCTCTTCATGGTTCCTACTAAGAGCTCAGCTCCCTCTTTTACATTCTCCTCAGGTACTTCCATGATTAACTCATCATGTACGGTAATAATCATGTGACAGTCCAGAGCCTTATACCGTGGATCATTGTAAATAGCAATCATAGAAAGTTTCATAATATCCGCACTGGATCCCTGTATTACTGAGTTAAGGCTCTGTCTATGAGCCTCCTGATAACGGTAATCATCTTTATCCTCTAACTGCATATCCGGTAATCTTCTCTTTCTGCCAGTGATGGTAGTTACATAACCATAAGTCTCAGCCATATTCTCAATCTTAAGACGATACTGGTTAATCTTTGGGAAACTCTTGTAAAAGTTATCAATCAACTGCTGAGCCCACTCAGCACTCTTGTTAAACTGTTCCCCGATAGCTGTAGCTCCACGCTCATACATAATACCTAAGAGAACACTCTTCATAGTGGTTCTCCTGTGTTTTCCCTCAGCGTTTACAGTTCCATCAGGGTAGAACTCTCTACAGTCCTCATAAGGCAACTGATACACCTGAGATCCCATGATAGCGTACAGGTCTTTTCCCTCTTTATAGGCGTTAATCATACTCTCATCACCTGAGAGATAAGCCAGTACACGGGGCTCAATCTGTGAAAAATCTCCACCCACCAGCTTATAGCCGTCACGGGCTTTAAAGATCTTTCTGATACGCTTCTCCTTTGATGGGATATTCTGGAGATTGATCTTACTTACAGTGTCAGAGCTGGAAAATCTTCCCGTCTTTGCCCCGTACTGATTGTAGGTAGTATATACAGCATTGATCTTAGGCTCTTTTACCTGAGGGATCTTATCTACATAGGTTCCTAACAGCTTTTTGATTTCCTTAAATCTCTGATAGTTCTCCAGAAACTCAGCAAACTCTCTTGACTTCTTTGTATCTTTCTTTTTCGCTGTGCTTAGAAACTTCTGGATGATCTTATCTCCTGTACCCCGTGGCTCTTTACGGCTCACGCTTCTCAGCTTGAAAATATCATAAAACAAAGCCGCCACCTGTTGAGGACTGCTATAGTTAATCTTGCAAGTACCTTTTGTGAGTCTCATCAGGTTATTGTGATCCAGTATGTACGGCTTAAACTGTTCTACATAAGCATCACACTTAGCCTCTACCTCTACCATTTCCTTGTTAAAATCTTCTGACAGCTCCTTAGCAAAGTCCTCCCGGATCTCTACCCCTCTCATTTCCATATCTGTACAGAGTGGGATCAGCGGCATCTCTACCTCACGGAAAACATAATACATCTTTCTAAAATCTTCCCGTGGATGATCCTCCCGGAGATACTGAGCCTGAAACTTATACAGAGCGTATGTCTTAAAACCATCATTCGCACCATATACAGTAGCTATGTCAATCGGTACATAATTAAACGGGATCCCCTCAAACAGATCTCCATAATCCTCAGAGGAGCCTTTACCGTGGAGGATGTACTTGTTATACAGTGGCTTCAATCCGTGAGGCTCATTCTCATTCAGGACATAACCAGCTATCAGGGTATCCCAGAAGATATTAACAATGATCTGTTTCCAATCCCACGCCAGTTTCTTATTATCAAACTTGATATTGTGGTTAATACATCTAAGCTCAGGATCCTGTAAATAAGGGAGCATTATGTCCCTCACTTGCTCCTCACTCATCTGATCCTCAAGTCTGATATTCTGGAGATCCGTGTGATTAAATGGCACATAAGCACTTGTCTCTCCCGGAGTATATAAACAGATACCTACCAGAATATCATTGTAAATATCTAACCCAGTTGTCTCCACATCAAGTACATACTCCCCAGACTGTGTACAGTGATCCATATACTCTTTCAATCTCTCCGGGGTTCTGATAGTTTCAATCTCTCCCTCTGCGTGGAGTCTGCCAGCCTTTACAAGTTCCTGAATAACTGCAAGAGCATTTTCCAGCTTATTCTTATTTCTCTTTACTGTGACATTACATACTTTGTTATGTACTAATCTCTGACTAATATCATCCATGCTAACCTCTTCCCGGCTTAAGTTTAAATCCAGCTCTTTTCTATCCATCCTGTTTCCTCCTGTTATAAAAATGGGAGTGAAACTTTACCGCCTCACTCCCATCAGCTTAAAATACTCTTGTGCTGTCTCCGGCTCCATCAGAGCCGCCGCCCTCATTGTTATTATTCTTCTTTACTTCCAGTCTGCCCTCAATAGCCTTGATCTGATCCTCAGGAGATAAGTCTAAGATCAGGGAGCCTACAAGGTTCTGTTTCTCAGGTAACTCTCTCTCACTCTTATCTTTCGGGAAATACTGGTAAGTAGTTTTCATACTACCCTTAGCCCCGGATCTCTTAATCTTAATATCTCTTGCGTTGAGATCTCCATACTCCTCAATGATACCTAAGATCTGCTTAATGTCCGTGATACCTCTCTCCCAGAGCTGGAGCTGTTTCTCTTTGTCTTTCTCATCAAGATTAACCATCTGTAAAAACATTCTAAGCTGAGACTTAATACCAGCCTTACAGAGCTCACAACCCTCTCCTTTACAAAGTACAGTTCTGTCTCTTCCTGATCCATCCACATCCAGCTTATGTACCTCAAATACATCCAGATCATACTTAGGGGATCCATCCGGCTCAGTACCAATAGCTCCCTTGTGTAACATTCTGACTGTAGCTGAGTCTCCATCATCTTTCAGTGAAAACCAACCAGCTTTAGAAAAGCCCTGACTCTCATACTTATTGATTAACTCTCCTAATGATTTTCCCATTGTTCCTGTATCCTCCTGTTTTATGATTTTTTTTTATTTTTACAGTGCCATAGCCTTTAAAGTGCTATACAGGCTACTGACTGCATACTTCTTAGAAACATTTTTTCCTACCAGCACATCCGCTACTCTTTCATCAGGACTTTGAGCAATCACAATAGCCTTTCCCGTAACCAGTGCCAGCAATACATTTAAACGCTTTCTCATGTGTGTTACCTCCTCTCCTGTTGTCTTGTTTCAAGTAGTAATAACCAGAGAGGAGGGATGTTTTTAGGCATAAGCCCCAGATAAATTTATCTTTGTTGCAATACGTTTTACATAGCTATGTACAGATGGAGTTTTTACTCCCAGCCTCCGGGCAATATCCGGCTTGCTGTTTCCAGCCATAAGAAGATTAACCACCACTCTCTCCTTATCTGAGAGCTTGAGTCTACTCAGGAGATCTCTGATCTCTACCATGCTGTAATCTTCACACTCTACAGAAAACTCAGAAGATCCTAAGCTGTCCTCATCATCCTCATATTCTGAGTTAGAGTTAATCTGTTCATAGCTTCTTACAAATCCACCCGGATTTCTCTTAGCACTGACAGCCTTTGTAAACAGGTCATTGTAGTGTCTGGAGATAACGGCATATAAAAACGTACTAAAAGAGGAGCTGTATTTCTCACTGTCAAAATTCTGGATAGCTGAGAGCATCTCCATGGCTCCCTCACTCATCAGATCCTCAAACTCACTACCCGGAATATTTAAGTATCGCTGAGCTAAAGAGCTTCTCAGTGCCTCAGTCTTTTTCATCAGCTCATCAAAAGCCTCTGTATCTTCAGCCTTGTACAGTTTCACCAGTTCCTCATTGTTTAATCCTTTATATAATCCTGTTCTCATCCTGTTTTCCTCCTGTTTAAAACCTTTGGAGATAACTCTCAAAATCATCTCCGTAATTCTGAATAAGCTCATTTACATCCTTGAGATCCGTCAGCCACTTGAGATTGAAAAAGCGAAAGCCTAAAGGTATGAGCTTGTCTTTTATCCGTCTTGCCGCTTTCCTCCCGGCTTCGTCATTGTCTGTAGCTATGACAAATCTCCTGTAAGGGCTCTGACACATTTCTTTGATCTGCTTCTCTGAAATATCCGAACCCATGAAAGCCCACGCTAAAATCCCTTTAGAGACAAGGCTTAGAGCATCAATCTCACTCTCCACTAACCAGATCTCTGTACTGTCCGGGATCTTTGCCTCTAAGGTCTGATAGAGCCCGTAGACAGCGGCGGTCTTGTCTATGTCCTTGGCATTGAAAAAGTGCTTTCCTACCAGTGAGCGGCTCTTGTAAAAGAGCACATCCCCCCTCCGGGAATAGACCGGGAATAAAACCACCTCATCCGCTGGATCAAAACCTAAGTTGTAAATCTCCATCACATCCCGGCTAATACACCGCCCCCTGAGGTAGTTCTGAGCTTTCTGACTCCTCATAAGGTTCTTGTGATACTCCTCAACTTCTCCCTCATCCATTGCGGCTACCTGTCCCTCATCCGTACCCCGGAAGAAATTGAACTGAATTTCCTCCCGGTCATTCGCTGAGTAGTTGTAATGTCCTACCAGCCACTTAAAGCCCTCCATAGCGTTTCCCAGCCCTAACAGGTCACTGATAAAAGTAGGGAGGTCAGCGGTATAGCCGCATGTGTAACAGTGGACTGTACCAGCCTCATAGGTTTTATCCGGCGTTATCTTTTCCTTGAGGCTCACTCCACAAGAGGGCTTTCTTTCATGCCCTCCCTTGTGGAATGGACAAGTAACCATCACATCAGATCCGGTATTGTTTTGATCCCTGAGCAACCCCTCAGCGAAAAACATGAGCTTAAAATCCCTGAGGATTTGCTCCACACTTGCCGCTATGGGAGTTTTCCAGACCGTTATCATTTCTTGACTTTTGCCGGATCTGTGAGTTTCAACATCACAACCTCTTTAACTGTGAGGTATTTCTGGAGCTCCTCAGCGGAATACTCCCCGGCTTCGATAGCCTTAAGTACCTGAGGCTCATCTACCGCCTCAACTGTCTTGATACACTGAGTAAGACCTTTCTCTTTGAGGCTCTCCAGCACACCCTTTTCATCCATGCTCTTTCTGTTCTGAACAATTCTTTCAAAGAGGAAACCGTCCTCATCTGTGTAGCTTTTAACCTCAGCCTCCCCCATTGCTTTCTTGAGGGCTTTCTTGAGCTTCTCCTCTTCTTTTGCCGCCTGATCTGCCGCCAGCTTTGCGGCTTTGTACTGTTTGTAGAGAGTTGCTAATTCTGCCATTTCTACATCCTCCTTATTTTGTTTTTATTTAAAATTCTTTGTTTCAATCTTTGTTTAACAAAGAATTTTGGGTAAAATAAGACGAGGGACGGGGTTTAGCCGCCCCTCACCATCATAATATCTCAGTTAAACAAAGATGTCAATAAGAAATTTTAAGTTTATCAAAACTTTTTCTTTGTTTAACTTTACTTTTTCTTTGTTCTGCTGTATAATATAATATAATCATCCCTTGATAGAGAGGGGGTGAAAAATATGAGTACAGATCCTAAAGTGGTATTTCCTAAAGCATTACAGTATTACATGAACATTAACGGGAAACGCCAGCAAGACCTAATAAAGGATCTCCACATCAGCTCCCCCACAATATCTCAGTGGATTAACGGAAAGATGTTTCCAAGGATGGACAAGATAGAAATGTTAGCTAATTACTTTCACATTGACACTACAGATCTAATGACCGATCCTTACCAAAAGAAACAATCTAATTCATCTGATCCAGTGATACTTGCAAAACTGCTTGAGAGTAACCCCTCACTTTATGAGTTATTCAAACAGGTAGTTAAGCTGGAGGAGCAAGATCTAATCCTACTCAAAGGGATAGCTCAAAGAATACTTGAGCTTAAGGGAGAGGAGCCGTAAGGCTCCTTTTTCCTTGTCTTAACTATATTCCTTTATTTTCCAACTTTCATTAGTAATCTACTGGAAACTGAGGAAACATCTGCCATTTACGCCTCAGTCTTTTATTACCCGGTTCCCTACTTTTGTGAAGTCCATCATATCCAGAGGGACTCCATAGAGCTCACTCATTTTCTGACCTAAATCCATGTCCGGGCTACTCTTCCCTTTCTCATAGTTCACAAGGGATACCTCAGAGATCCCCAGAGCCTTAGCCGCCTCTCTCTGATATAATCCAGCCTGTACTCTGCAAGCTCTCAATTTCCACTTAAACATTTACTCTACCTCCTGACGTTTCCTGTAATCTTCCAGAGCTGACTCTGTGATTATTGATCTCTCTCTTATGAGGATCTGCTGATACTCTCTTTTCTCTGTAGCAATCTCCCCGGCGTTTATTCTTCTTCCCAGAGTCCTTACAGAAATACCCAGAACCTCAGCCGCCTCCTCCAGAGTGTACTCTTTCTCAGGTTCGCTCTCAGGCTTTGTATTTGCCTCCTCTGTGCTGTTTTTAAGCCTTAGCCCTACAGCAATAAGGAACTCCTCTTTTAACTCTCCCTTGAGCTTATTAGAGAGCCTCTGACAGCCATCTAAAGAAACTTGAAAGCACTCACGGACTTTTCCCTTACCATCTGTATAGGTATCCTCTTTATAATACTTTTCCGGGGTTTCAAGGTTCTTTAGATCTGTTCTGATAGTTCTCATCAAGTTATCGTGTCTTTTCTCCATGAGATCAGCTACATCTTTACTGCATAATCTGTTAATCAATTAAAAACCACCTCCTTAGGCTTCTGTTGAGTGATAACCTAAAAGAGGTGGATATTTAGACAAAGAATTTTAAAATTCTTCAAAAGTTTAATTTTACTCTACTAAGTGGCTCACATCTTTCCTCCCCAGCTCTGTAGCGTCATAGAGATACAATGTTCCATCTTTAACCTCACATACAGCCCCATAATCAATAATAGCCTTGTTACTCCTGTCATAGACAATAACCTCATAGGGAAGATGTTCCGGCTCCGGCGGCTCCTCAAAGAATACATGATAAAACCCTATACACATCAGGATCCCACAACAAACCAGTATCCCCAGAAAGCAAATACCAAACAGGCTCCATCTTATCTCCTCATGCTTATTAGAATCCATAGTCCTCAGCCTCTCCTTTCTCTCCCTCTTTGTTCTCCAGTAACGGCTTAATATATCCGGCGTTAATATCCCACATCACCATCACATCCTTGTTATTGATACCGTATCTATTTTTCTTGATAGCCAGCTTTAAGATCCCATCAATAACAGAGAGAGATATTACTCTGGTAGCGTTCTGAGCTACTCCATCAGACTCAGCCAGATCATGTAACTCAGGGGACTGACCTTTCTTTTTGTTTTTGACTGCCTCCCTGTTTGCCTGAGCCAGCATAATAACCGGGATCCCTAACCTCTTACTCATCAAAAAAGCATCCTCTGAGATATTGTTAAAAGCAACACGGGGAGTATCAGCTCTTCTCTGATCTGTCATAAGGGAGAGCTGATCTATGATAACCATGTCTGAGCCCAACTTTTTAGCCAGAGTCTCCAACTCCCCTACTGTTGGCTTTCTGCCTCCAAAATCATCAGGGGTAACAATCACATAACCAGACTTTGTAGAGAGCTGAGTGATATAGTCTTTGTAATCACTCTGTAAGAGTTTTCCCCCGTCTGTCCCCTCTTTCTTTCCCAGTATCCCAGATCCGTTAAGGAGCCCCATGTTACTAAAATGTTTATGGAGTGTATCAAATCTAAATCCTACCATCTCCACACTCATCTCACCGGAATACTGGAGAATCTTATAACCAGCCTCCCACGCCATTGTACCGAAAAACTCAGCTATCCACGATTTACCTACATTCGTTCTACCTGTGATAACTACAAGCTCCTCACCATGTAACCATCCATTTGTAAGATCATCTAACTGAGAGAGTCCTGTAGGGATACCCATGAGCCCTTTCATTTCACATCTTTTCAGATATGATCCCAGCCTGTCCTTAGCCGCTGAGATAATATCAACGCCCTCTTTGTTCTTACTTACCGGGTTATCTTTCTGTAAAGTTTCAAGTGCCGCCCTCAGGTAATCATAGGCTTTTAGAGAGTCCTCTCTTAACAGATTTCCTCCCTCCTGTACAATCGGGACTAACTTAGTGTAAAGGAATTGCTCTTTTATTCTGTCAGCTAAGTAGTCCATACTCTCTGTTACTTCCAGCATTTGAAAGTCTTTGAATTTCTGGAGAAAGATCATTTTATCCGGGAGCTGTTTATATTCTGCCTCATGTTTCTGAATAAACTGGATCTGATCCTTACAGGTTAAAAACATCTCATCCCGGAGCCCGGACTCTTTCAGAGTATCCAGAGATCCTCCCTCTAAGAGTTTACAGATATAGCTTTCCTCAACTAATCCATTACCAGCCATTACTTAACCCCTCCCCTCTTATCCTGTCCGGTTAAATGTATCTCTGTAACGGATCCTCTTATCCGGCTCCTGATCCGCTCCCCCATCTTCTTCCCTATCTCATCCAGAGAACAGTTAGAGGTATAAATGGTACTAAGCCCTTTCATCATCCGGGTATTGATGATACTGAGTAATCTCTCATTTACCCACTCTGTAGACTTCTCAGCCCCTATATCATCAATAATCAGGAGCTTACAATTTTTCAGCATATCCAGAAGCTCAGAAAAATCAGCGTCAGGATCATCATAGCTCTGTCTTAGATCATCAAGAAAAGTAGGGAGATAGATATACAACCCCTCATTTTCTAAGCCGCTCTTAAATGCCACTTTACGAAAATAGTAGCTCAGGATCTTACAAGCCCATGAGGTTTTCCCATTCCCTGTAGACTCACTCCAGATATACAGTCCCTCACCATTCTCTACTTTCTCCTCAACATTTTTCATAAACTCATTGAGAGTCTCAAAAGCTCCCAGATCTTTCCCCTCCGGCACAAGAGGGATATTGTAACAGTATCTCTCAGGGATCCGGCTCATTTTATATAAAGCTCTCAGAAGTCTGTACCCGTCACAAAACTCACTACACTCAGTCTTTGATTTTTTGCAATACTTCTCTGCATAGCATTTCATAGATTTACCACTCCTTTCTTTCTGAGTAATAACCAGTTAATCTCTGATTTTTAGACAAAAAAAAAATGAGGAGAGCTTTTATACTCTCCTCAAAATTAAAATACTTTCAAATTTCCACTCTCATCTCTTGCAAGCTCAGCCGGATCATATGGAGTAGATACTACCTTGCTGTCTGCCTTAGACTTAAGAGGATAAAGATTGTTCCACGCATTTTCTACACTCTGATCTACAATTTTCAATGCAACTGTAGAATTTTCTTTAGCCTCTTTCCTTAAAATTTCAGCCCATTTTTTCACTGTTCGGATATTAAACTTAACGCCTCTATCCTTACACACCTTTAACCACTTAGACAGAGCCTCTTTAATATACATATTTTCATCAGCATCAAATACCTCTGAATAAGAACGCTTCTTAGTAGTTTTTTCGGCTTTTGGCTTTTCTTCACTCTCTACAGGAGTAACACTCTCATCAACATCTCCATAACCAAGCAAAGCCTCATAGTTATCTCCGAAACGATATAAAGAAAATGTCCCATCCTGATTTCTCAATGTGTAATGCTCTAATACACGAGAATCTGTAAGAGATTTTAACCACCTATATAGCCTATCTTTAGACACATTAAGTATAGGCAAGTCCTTTAACAGCTTCTCATAGTTTACCCAAAAGTAAATCTTATTTCCTACTTTATGCTTTACTACTTTACTTGTGGGGAAAAAGTCAGCCATCCACTGTAAGATTAAAAGATCCGGCAATGTCAAGCCCAATTTTACAGCCACCTCTTGACTATAAGAAAAAATATTGTGTCTCATTATGCTTATTGCCTCTCATTAAATATTAAAGGTCAGCTCCAAACTAATGTAACCAGAATCATGTAACTCATTAAAAGCATTAAAATATTCAGGATCAGCGAGTTTCTGAAAATCTACTTCACCACGTAAACAAAGAATAAAAAGTAACCCTTTAGCCGATAATGATAACTCAGAATCATTTGAAATGCTCTTTTTTAGTCTCTCAAATTCAGATACCTTAGTTGCACTCATACCTACATTTCCTCCAGTAACTTCTCAATGTTCTCACATACCTCATCAAATCCCTGTTTGATGATAGCCGCTCTCTGAGCCGGAGATGTTCCTCCATCTACTGTAAGTACCATTCTTGCTGTAGGCTTACACCAGATCCCAGCCTTATTCTGTACGCTCATTCCTAACTCCACCTCAATAGAGGCTACTCTTACCTGTGGTTTATTGTTATTATTATTTTCTGCCATGATTATTTTTCCTCCTCTTTAACAATATCTGAAAGACTATCTTTGAATAATTCAGATACAAGATCAGCCATGATAGGAGCTACCGTTAAGACTAACATAGCTCCCATCTGAGGATCACGCTCCTTAGCTATGCTCATAAATTTACCTTTAACCATTACATGAGCCTGAGCCTCCATAAGCTGACGCTGAGTAATTGTGATAGACTTATCCAGATTCTCCTCATACTTCTTTCTGAGCTCTGCCTCACGCTTCATTTCTTCATTTTTTTTTGTCTCTTCCTCTGGATCAAAACCAAAAGCTCCAAACATTCCCATACCACTAAACATATTACTTTTCCTCCTTATTCTTTTTGAAATACTTTTTATTTAACTCTTTTGTAGTCAACCCCATTTTCCGGGCAACAACCTTTTTCATAGGCAACTCCTTTTTATTCTTCTGGATCTGCCTGTTTAACTTCCTGAGATTTCCCACTATCCTCTACCCCTTTCTCAAACTGATCCAGAGTAACCTCATGTGATATAGCATCACATTTTGGATCATCATAGGTAATTGTCTCTGTAATCTCTGAGGATCTATCATCAATCGTTACTGAGACATTGCAGAGTTTTGAGTTAAAAGGTTTACTCTTGTCCTCTGTCTTTAAATAATCATATCTGCCGGGGATTCTTTTAATAGTCCCTAAAGCCAGAGAAATAATATGGGTAAGATTTTTACCATTCACAGTCAGCCCACTACCATCATCCTCTACTACAGCATTTAAAAAATTTAATTGAATCATATAGCTCTTAGCTCCTTTCTTTTATTTGCCTTGCACTGAGTAATAACTGAAAGCTGATAAGATTTTTAGACAAAAAAAAAGAAAAGTTTTTATAAGACTGAGAAAGGGGGCTTGCCCCTTAAAAAATCTTTGATTTTTTAATAGTCTATTTTATTTAATAGTCTATATTTTGTTCCGTTATTTTCACCGTACCCCCTACGGTTTTTATACCGTACCCCTCCGTTATTTTCACCGTACCCCTACAAGAAAAAAAAAGAGGGCTCATTTGCCCTCTTTCTTCATGTTACCATATCTCTCTTTATGAGATTGTCCAGCATACTCTATAATCTTCTGAGTATCCTCAGCACTCCAATACTTATAACCGTTTGGCTCAGTGTGAGGAGCCGGGATCAGTCTGCCCTCCCCGGCTTCTTCTCTTTGCTCACTTGCTTTACTCCAGAGCTTTATAGTCTGAGTAGATACTCCACAGAGCTGAGATACTTCTGTAGCTGTATAGTGGATTATTCCATTGATAACTTTCATTCCTCATTCCTCCTCAATGATCTATTTTTTTTTATTCCTCATTTATCCCTCATTAGCATAAACCTATATAATATCTTAGCATTAAAGCCTTAATACTGCAATATCTTTCTGAGAATTTCTCCCACATCTACACGGGATCCTTTACCCTCAACTACTCTGTCAAAGAGAGCCTTGTTATCCCTCAGCATCTCCTCAATACCCTCATCTACTGTATTGGTAGCTACCAGAGATACCACGTTTACAGTATTTGTAGTTCCGATTCTGTGAGCCCTGTCCTCAGCCTGTTTATTCTCAGCATCCCAGTAGCGTTTATCTACAAAGAAAACATAGCTTGCCGCTGTCATTGTAAGACCTGTTCCCATAGCCCCTATAGTTCCTATAGCCACTTTACAAGTAGGATCATTCTGGAACCTATCAACCTCTTTCTGTCTGTCCTCAGGATCTACAGCTCCCACGATATAAGCCGGATTATAGCCTTTTAAGGCTTCTTTATACACAGAGGTAACTTGCTCCCACTGAGAGAAGATTAAAGCCTTATGACCGCTTTCTGTGATCTCCTCCAGCATATCCTTTACTCTCTCTAACTTAGGGTTATCATCCCCAAAGACTCCCCCGGTAAGCTGTCTGAGTCTTACTGTACAGCTCAGAGGGTTAGGGATCTCAAGGATATTCTCCAGATTATCCACGATACCCTGACGGATCTCCTTATAGAGGATTCTCTGTTTTCTGGTAAGCTCAATGTACTCAGTAGTGTAAATTTTCGGAGGGAGGTCTAACACTTCCTCTTTCTTTCTTCTCAGCATAACAGTGTTAAGCTCTTTATTTAGCTCATCCAGATTTCTGTGAGCAACTACCTTGTAACCATTAAAGCCTCCCATGATACAGTATCTATTTTTGAATTGATAGTAATTTTTCTTTTCCACTCTGAGCCATGTGAGGATATTCCAGAGATCCTCTGCTTTATTCATTGGAGTACCAGAGAGCCCTATCCTGATCTTGCTGTTGAGCTGTCTCACAGATCTACCCTGAGAGCACATACCATTTTTAGCTTTATGGATCTCATCCACGATTACAGCTCCTATTATATTATCCTTACAATCCATATAAATCCTGTCCATGATCTTCTCATTTCTTAGGCTCTCTATATTGATGATTCCAAAGTAAGGACTACCATAAAGCCACTGATCTATCTGTTGGATCCTTTTATCTACTGTCTTTCCATCAATCACAACACAGCTCTCATTTGAGTGTACTGATACCTCTTTTTTCCAGTTATATTTTACTGAGTTTACTCCACAGACTATCAGACATTTACCTATCTCACCTTTCCGGGCTACTGCAATATCAATACTCTCTTTTGTTTTTCCAAGTCCCTGATCGTCTGCAAGTAAAAGATTCTTACACTCATAGCCCCTGTTAAAAGCCTCTATTTGATGAGGGAAAGGCTTTGTTTTAAATGGGTAGTCAACAATAGGCTTAATGTCTTTCAAGCGTTCCCTGATAGGCTCAGGAGCCTCCTCAGCCTTACTCTCTTCTTTCTCAACTAAGCCCTCCAGATATTTAGCGTTTACATTGATATCATCAACCCCAAAAAGATCTACTAAGTGTTTAAGCTCACTTGAGGGGATCTCCCACGCCTTTTTATCCGGCACATATCTTTTGTATTTGAGTGATCTCATCTTGTTTAAATAATCTTTGTTGTACCTGTAGGATACAAGAAAAGCATCCTCAAAAAATTCACCCTTTTCCAGTTTCTCAAGTTTAATCATAAAAAAACCTCCTTAGCTATTACTTTGAATATTTAGTAATAACCAAAGAGGCATTGAGATTTTAGACAAAACCTGTATAAATTGTTTTATGCGGCTATTTTAATCCCCACATCTACGCTATTTCTTTTATCTGTTTGTATGCTATACCATCACAGACACCAACCCCCTGCCCCAACGGCCCGATAATCTCATGGGAATAGGCCTTTTTCAATTTATCATAATGGACATTCCCGCAAATAAAATCATGGACATATTTTTCCTTCTCAATATCC